CGAAGCCCAACCCATCATGGGGGAAACCGTCCTTGATAAAGACTGGACAAGCCTCACCGCTGAGGAAGGCCCGCCGCCGCTGGATCGCGAGTTCACAGGTTATGGTCAATGGCGTAGGCAGGTAGCCCAAAAGGTATTACCCCAGGGAACCCCTATCGAGATTGAAGCCTTGGCGCTGGAGTTGGCCGATGAAATCTCCAAGGAAAACGGAGAGCCAGGCATTGAATCGTGGCAACACCACATCATTGCCCAAAATGTCGCTGCTCAACTGATCACAGGATTGAGAAAGGATCTTTTGGTTAGAACGAAGGCGAAAGCGCTCACGAATGAATACGCCCAATGGTTCATGGGTGGCATGTTTGAGAAACAACCCGTTTCCGTTGAAGCCTACGACGCCAATGCAAAGGGTGCACCGCTGCCGCCAAACTATGTGAGGAAAGGCATTTCGATTGTTTATCAAGAGCCGCTTTCCCCTGTTGAGCAAGCCAAGGCCAAGGCCCGCGCCAAAGCGCAAACAACGACAAGTGAATTTGACCGGCCTCTTTTTGCATCGAGCCAAGTTCAAGAATTGCGGCATGACAAAACGCAATGGAGTGAAGCGGGGTATGGGGTGGAGGGAGCGATCCAAATTGTTTCCCGTTTCTACAAGCCAGCCGCGTTTGCCAATATTCCCGCCAATGCACTGTTGGTGCCAGTGCCTTCGACCAGTGGGAACAATGTGTTACCTCATGAATTGGCTTTGCGAATCGCGCAGGACTACGGACAGATGGTGGAGGTTAGGCCGGCGGGGGTCGCAGGCGCGCAAATGGAGGCAAAAAACAAACGCACGTTTTTGGCCAAGGAAAACGATCCTGTTTATTTCACCCCGGTCACGGAAATTATCGAGGCAATCAAAAACACAGGGCGGCCGGTTTTTGTCACCGAGGATGTCCACAACACAGGGGAAAGCTGGATTGCGTTTGTCAGAATGCTGCAAGCCGCCGGCATCGATGTCGCAGGGGTCGCGGCCCTGACCTCGACCGAACAGCGCCTAACGTCTGACCAGGACATCAAAAGGGTGGCCCAAAAGATCGCCGCCCATCTGGACAAACCCATTGACGAGGTGCTGCCGGCCGTGCAAAATCTGCTTGGCGGGTCGTTCAAGCAGCTCGCCAACAAAGCCGAAACCGATGTTACCCGCTCGAAAGAATCCGCTGCCAAAATCTTTGCTGTCGCCCAATCAGGCCAGCGGACGGGAGCGTATGCAAACCCGCTTGGCCAACGCGCAACGAGCAGCGAAACAAGTCAAAGCCCGAGCCGATCATCTCAAGATCCAGACCGTGGGCTGAGCCAAGAGCCGGCACCTGCCGCGCCGCCGGTTTCCCCGGTTGAAAAGGCCAAGGCCAAGGCCCGCGCCAAGAAGGTCAAAAAGCCAACGCTGCTGGACAAGCTGGAAGCCTATTTTCAGCCGGGTGCGTTGGTGGAAGGTTATGGCGGAACTGACCGGGTGATTTCCTTCCGGTCTGAAGGCGGCCCATTGGGATCGTGGGGGGTGACCGTCATCCGAGTGACCAAAGACGGGCAACCCGTGCCGAGTGAGAGGGAGCGCGTGCACCAGACGTTGCCAAGTACTAAAAAGCTGGACGCCGCCTGGGCAAAGAAACAAGCGGAGGCTCCGGTCCAGCCAGAAGCAGCCCCTGAGCCGGCGGAAGGGGAGCCCACGGCAGTCATTGCAGAAGCCAAAGCATTGCTACCCGAGGTTAAGCGCCGACTGGGCGAGGGCTTGCCTTATTCTACGTTGCGCGATGCCATCCCGAAAGCGGAGCAATCGGGCGATGTAACATATCTCAAAACCCGCATTGAAAACGTCAAAGCGCGATTGGCGACCAAGGATGAAACCAACGCTCAATCCGAGGCAGAGCGAGACGCCAAGGCCAAAAAACTGGCAGCCGAATACCCAAGCCTTGAGTCGATTGATCGGGAAATTGCCCGATTGACTGCCGAGCGCACTCAATACACGTCCAGTAAACTAGGCGGCGTGCAATCCTTTGGTGGCACCGTGGACCCTGCGGGCAACCTGACCGATCAGATTTTATTACTGGAAAGAGCAAAGGGATTCATTGCAACCCCACCCGCGCCCGTTTCCAACGTGGAGCAGGCCAAAGCCAAGGCTCGCGCCAAGGTGGCGGGCTCTGCCGCAGCCGGCGGATTGACAGACTTTGGTGAAAAGCTGGGAGGTGCCCGCAAGGATAAGGTGCCGACCATCAATGCGGACCTGACCGACTCCGACATTGCGGGCAAAACTTTGTCCGAAATCTGGCCCAAGTCGGAGATCGACAGCTTAGAGGATACGCGATTTGCGGCACTGGCCACGACCCTGCGCGATTCGATCCCGACCAAGCCGCAGCGCGGTTACAAGCTCAATGCGTGGGTTTCAAAGATCCGCTTGATCAAGGGGCTGATGCAAGATGCCACCACCCTCGGGCTAGATGCCTTGTTCAACAAAATGCGCCAAACCAGCAGCGTGTTTGGACCCTTGGTGGACAAAATTAGGATGCTGGAACGCATTGACCGCGCGCAGTGGGGGCGCGTGGGAGCGGTGCGGAATTACCCGGACGCTTATCGCTTTGAAAATGGTGCCAAGGTGCCAAGCCCGTGGGCTGACGCCAACGTGGATGGGCGCAGTGTCACGGCCAAAAACCTTGAAGAACTGACGGCCGCCGTCATTGCCAAGCTAAGCGCAGGTAAACCCGTGGCCAAGATGGAATTTGTGGTCTACGGCACGCCCGGCAATTTTAAACTCACCAAAAAGGGAGATCCGTTCCGGCGTGCACTGAAGACGTTCACCGACCAAAAGCCGGACGCCGCCTTTGAATATCGCAAAACCAACTACGCCGATCTGGTCGCTGCGTGGGAGCAAGTAAAGGACCGCGACAACGTCAAAGAAACCGACTTGCGCACCGCCGAGAACCGTCCGCGGCGCGCCCAAGACTACCGCCAAGGCAAAGACGTGACCCCCGAGGACTTCCAAACCGCGTTTGGTTTCCGAGGCGTGGAGTTTGGAAACTGGGTGAGCCAAGGCAAGAACGCCAAGGAACGCCAAGGCATGATCAACGAAGCGTTCGATGCCTTCCATGATCTGGCCGGCATCCTCAAGGTGCCGACTCAAGCGTTGTCCCTTGGTGGCCAATTGGGAATGGGCTTCGGAAGCCGAGGGCACGGTTGGGCCTCGGCCCATTACGAGCCAGGCACCATCGTCATTAACCTCACCAAGACCCGAGGAGCAGGCACGCTGGCTCACGAGTTTTTCCATGCGCTGGATCATTATTTTGGCCGCGCGCGCGGACTCAGCATTCGCGACAATGCCGGTGTCTACATCACGAACGAGCCTGAGACTCGATATGTGAACACCAAAACGGGAGGATCCATGAGCGTCAAACGCTGGAATGAGATCAACGAAGGTATCCCCAGTTACTTCACTCCCGAGGATTGGAAACGACAGGAGGGCGTGCGCCCCGAGGTCGAGGAATCGTTTGCGGCCTTGGTGAAGGCGCTGGATGCCTCGCCCATGACCCAGCGCGCCCGGCGCAATGACAAAGGCAAAAGCGATTACTGGGGCAGCACCATTGAGCGCGCGGCTCGCGCGTTCGAAAACTACGTCATCCATAAAATGCAGGTGGACGGGTATCAAAACGATTACCTGGCCAACGTGGTGCCCGTCGAGGATTTTGTACGCGACGCGGGCCGGTATCCTTACCTGCTCGAAAACGAGATTCAGCCCGTGGCCCAAGCGTTTGATGACGTGTTCTCAACGCTCAAGACGCGCAAGGACGGTAAAAAAGTGGTTCTGTATGCGCCGGAGCAGATTAAAAACTCTGACAAGGATCAGCTTTCTGCCAGCGTGAGCCTTGCAGAATCAGCCATTCAAGGCTACCTTGACGCCGACAATGTTAACATCCCTGCCAGCAAACAACCCGCGGCCAAACGCGCAATCCGTTCCGCAACCGCCGCCCGTGGTAAAGCCTACCCATTACCCACTGCCGGTGGAATTTCTCGGGGACTCCAAGAGCGCGTGGACGCCCTCCGAGACGAGGCTGGACGGTCCTTTAGAGGGTTAACTTCCCTTGACACCGCCGCCATCGCTGGTGCCTTTGCTAAAGGCAAGACAATCTCTGCGCTGCTGCATGACTTTGTTTCACAGGAAATTCCAGGGTTTAACATTCGGGGGGCGATTCTAAAGACTTCGGCAGACTTTGCCGCCTTTAACCTCGCCGTGCGCACCCCGCACTTTGAGAGTGTTAAAATAGCCGTGCTAGGCGATGGCTCGCAGGTTATTCACTCGCAAATTGTGCATGTTGGCAGTGTCAACGAGTCGATCTTGAGCATTGGCCGGCTTGCCGGCATTCTTGAGGCCGCACGCATGGCTAACCCTGCGATGCAAATTGAAGGGTTTTTGATTGCTCATAACCACCCCAGTGGCGAGACTTCTCCGTCCGAGGCTGACAGACGCATGACCCGCAAAATGGTGGAAATGGCGGAAATGTTAAACGTGCCGTTTATTGATCATGTTATTACAAATGGCGAACAATTCTTTTCGTTCCGCGAGGTTGGCATGCTCAATCAAAAATCGGAAACGATCCCGAGCTTGCCAAGCCGCACTACCAAGCTGCCTGTTTTGCCAACTCCAGCGGTCCCTCAAACAGGAAACATGGCCAACTGGGAGGCTGTGCCCTCGTCAGAGCGTCCCGTGCTAAACCAGCCTTACGAATTAGCAGGTTACCTCAACGCCCTGCGAACAGCAGACCCCGATCATCATCACCTGCTGTTTCTTGATACTCGGCTCCAGTTGCGTGCTGTAGAGCGCATTCCTATTTCTACCGCACCTGCGGCCATTGCCACTCTTGCGCTTTTAGGCGCTGCAAGAGAAGGATCCAATGTTGTCGCTTTAAATATTTATCAACCGTCACGCCCAACTTCTGCCGCCGTAACACCGGAGAACAGGCACATGGCGCGCATAGTGAAAGAAGGACTGTCCTCTGCCGGCATTGAATTGGTAGAGGCCATGGTGGCTTATTCTCCAAGCGATTATTTTTCGTTCCGTGAAAACGGATTGATGGAAGAATCCCCTGCTTTTGAAAAATCCACTGTTTCGCTAGCTGAGGACGCGCCTTCTATCGATGCTGAGCAGTCTGACTTTGTGAAGGCCGTCAAAGATGAAACGGTCGCCGGCCGCACCGTAGGCACCAGCAACGCCACGGCGACAAAAGGCCGGACCGGCGAGGGCACCGACGGAGATCACAACGTCGATCTCGACCGGTTACGGAAGCACAATCCGCTGGCTTACCGGAAGAATGCGCTGCTGCTTACCCGCTATCCGTTGGTGGGTCGCGACGAACCGCGCTTGGCCGAACGCATGAGGGTCATTGATGCGCCGCTCAACTCCGCCATGGAGGCCCTCGCCGAGGCGCGCGAAGCGCTGAAGCAGGCCAAAAATGAAGCGACCGGGCTAATCGCCACAGCCAAGGGCTGGAAGAAAGCCCAGGTAAAAGCAAAGCACCTTGCCACATTCCTCAAGAAAAACGGCCAGACGGCGACGGCGCTCGAAATCAAACGGCTGGACAAGCAGATCACCGGCCTGACGAAAAAGGTTGAGGTCGAGAAAAAGAACCTCAACGCGGCCATCGACTCTTTGCTCAAAGAGGAAAGCGCCATCTCGTTGGAGGACGCCGAAAAAATTTACAACACCTACGTCGCCGCCGTTGAATCGAACCTCAAAACGCTGATTGAGATGTTCCCTGAAGGCATCCGCGACTTTGCCACGTTGTGGTATGACGGGGCCAACATCATCGCCCAGCATTTCGGTAAAAAATACAAAGCCACGCTCGAGCAAGCGAGCGCCGTGCTCGCCGTGTTTTCGCCCCAGAAAGACTGGTTCATGAACGTGAGCCTCGCCGAACGCATGATGGACGTTTGGAAGAACCACCAAAACTCGGAATGGACCGCTGAGATGACCGAGCAATTCATCATGCGAGCCGCAGAGCCGCAGCCGGTCATGGAAAAAGACAAGGAGACTGGCGGCAAGAAAGAGAAGCTGGATAAAAATGGCGAGGTTGTCTATCAAGGCGGGGCCAAGCGGATTGTCGAAAGCGATGGCAGTGTCACTTGGACCAATTGGGACAACACTAAAGCCCAAGCAAACGTCAACCGGGCGCGCGCGCAATTGGATCGCCTTCAGTGGAAATCCAAAAAAGACGGCATTCGCAATAAGCTGAGTGACCTTAAAGACCCCCAATTGCAGAGCCGATTCATTCGCATGTTCTCGGAGACGTACCACGACGTTCGCTATCAGAAAGTCACGCCGCACGGTGAGTTTGTGGGCAACATGACCAACGAAGAAGGCGTTGAGTTGAAGATCGCTTGGGGCGGTTACAACACCATTGAGAAGGCCATTGCCGTCATGACCCGTTCCGTCAAGGTGAAGGGCCGCACCCTCACCGACGAGCATGAGGTCATCAGCACGTCGCTGGGTGACCAGCACAAGGTGCGTAGTTTTTACAACAACATCGTCGATCCGCGCAATTTGAGCGGTCATGTGACCATGGACACGCATGCCGTTGCAGCGTTGCTGTGGCTGCCGCTCAGCGGGGCCAGCCTCGAAGTGACGCAGAATTTTGGAGGCGGAGGGGTCAAAAATGATGGAGCCGCCGGCATCAAGGGCATGTATGCAGCCAATGCCAAAGCGTATCGGATGGCGGCCGTGGCGTTCAATTTGTTGCCCCGCGAGGTGCAGAGCATCACTTGGGAAGCAGTGCGATTATTGTTCCCGGCAACGTGGAAAGCCAAGAAGGCCAATGTTGCAAATGTGCGGGCTGTGTGGGATAGTTACCTCAAGAATGAACTCACCCTCGACGAAGCCAGAGCCGCCGTCTTCCGACTCATTACAATCAGCAAGGACCACCCCGAAGGTCGTGACCTTGCAAGAGCAATTGCAGATGGTACGGCTTTGGGAAAGCCAGCCTGGGCAAACGGCATGGGGGACCGCGCATTTGTTCCTGGACAGCCTCGGCGAGGCTATGACGCAAGGGGCCTTTCTTCAGGAGGAAGGGCTGATTTGGGATCTGGACGAGACGCTGGAGAATCTGGAGCAGGAGATCGAGGAAGGGACGCTTCCGCCGTGGTTCGGCCAACTCCCGCGCGGGATGAATCCCGCGACGATGGAAGAGGACGGGGAAGAGGACGAGGACGAATAGCCCTCGGGGCACCCGAGGCGGTAAGACGCCTTGACAAGGCAACCATCGAAAAACTGGACAGCGAGCCCACGGTGACGAGGTATCGCACCATGGCATTGATAGATGGCCAGCTCTACCCTCCAATGTCTACTTTTTTGGAAGGCAACCTTCGTTCAGCCGAGCCAATGGGTGAATGGATGCAGTCCGAAGAACGCCCAGATTTGGTTATTCAATCCGGCCGGAACGCTGGCAAATTCAAACTCAAGGGGCCAAACGGCGATGACGTGTATGCGATTTACGCACCGTATTTTCATTCTTCGCAGAATCCGCTGAACGCTCAGTTTGCGGCTGCGTACCGGAAACCCTACGTCACCGTCGAAATCGAAATTCCGAAAAAAGATGACTACCAAGCTCCCCTGTCTAAACGTGCGGTGGGCGCGCACCCATGGGGCAAGGGCCGCATTGTCGATTTGTCTCGCTATGCCAAGATTAAACGAATCGTCCCGGACGCCGAGGTGGCTCAATTAATCCGCGACTCGCTCCCTGAAGGGGTCACAATACCCGACAACGTGGTTACACCTTCGCTGCGCAGAGAATTGGAAAAAGTAGGTGTGGGTATCGACAAAACAGGAATAGTCCCCAACCTAGCCCTCGGGGCACCGGAGCCCATCAAACCCCTCACCCGTGAAAGCGTGTTCGCGCATCGACTGGCCACGGCGAAGGCGGAGATTGTGGCCGACATGGCGAACGGCACGATCCCGGCGGGGGTGCGCTCGTTTGCGGGGTTGCAAAATCATGTGGACGCCAATGAGTATGTGAACGATGCCGAGCGCCCCGACCGCCAGATTGGACCCTTGGGCAAGCAATTGGGCTGGGGCACTCAGGAGTACGTCAACTTCACCAGTGAGTTGATCAACGCCCTCGACAAGTGGCTGAAGGGTGGGAGGAAAGGCGAGGGGGTTCGACTGGGTGCGCCTGAAAGGGTGCAGCCCGTGACGCCGGCGTTTTACTCGCAATTGGCGGAGGTCGTGAAGACCAAGATGCCGGCGCGGGCCGATGCGAAGACCCTCAAGGGCATCATCACCAACCCGCAGACGGGCATCAAGGCCGAAGAGGTCAAGTGGAGTGCAATCATGCCTTGGATTGAAAGCCAAGGGGACAAGATCGAGAAGCAAGCTGTGCTCGACTACCTCGCTAGCGATGGCGCAGTGAGGTTGGAAGAGGTTGTGAGTATGGGGGTAACGGACTTTTACAAGTCGCTGCGTGTCGAGGGGGATGGAATGGGCACTGTCATCGTGGATGGGTCAGGCAATGTGGTGGGGCGCTATTCGTCTCGTGAGACTGCGCAAAAGGACATCGACAACAAACGGGTTGCTGCTCCGAATGTCGGCAAATACTCCCAATACCAACTGCCTGGGGGCCATAACTACCGCGAGGTCGTGCTGGCGATGCCCGTTAAAACCGAGGGTTCGGGCACCACTGTTACCTTTGCTGATGACGAAGCGGCCGATTCATTCCTGACAGACATGGACGCCGAAGGCTTCAGCGAAATGGATTACGGGAGGAGCGAAGACAATGAGTATGCCATTGAGTTTGATCAGCCCATCACTTCGCAAGTTGCCGAGTTGATCCGGCAAAACGGAGGCACAATCATTGGTGGCCAATCGAAGGACGCTGCTAATGCCTTCACGTCCCGCCATTTTCCGAACGTGCCCAATTATGTGGCGCACATGCGGGTGAACGAGCGCACTGATTCGCAAGGCCGGCCGGGGACATTCATCGAAGAGATCCAAAGCGACCGCCATCAGCAAGGGCGGAAGAAGGGGTATAGCGAAGACGCTCCATCAGCGGAAACCATCATTTCGACGAGAATCGTCCAAATGCCGGAAACGGCGGGACAGTATGCAGGGCAGTGGGCTTTCCAAAATGATGAGGGACGCTTTGAAGGCATCCGGCGGACAAAGGAGGAAGCCATTGCCGCTAATGAAAAGTCGCTGCGGGCTGTGCGGGGTGTGCGGCAAATCGGGACAGTCCCTGACGCTCCCTTCCGCGCCACTTGGCCCCTGCAAATGTTCAAGCGCGCTCTGGCAGACGCCGTGGCGAAAGGCAAGCTGTGGATCGGTTGGACCACCGGCGAGACGCAGGTGGCGAGATTTGATCTGAGCCAGCAGCTCGATGAATTGCAGTATCGCACCGATGACGAGGGCAAAACCTACATTCTGGCGGGAGTCAAAGACGACAATTACTTGAATGTGTTCCCTTCGACAGACCCGATCCCCAAGGAGAAATTGGAAGAATACGTTGGCAAAGATGTCGCCCAGCAGATCATCGACGGAGGAAGCAGCGGCAGCATCACCGGCGACGGTCTTAAAGTCGGCGGCAAAGGAATGGTTGGTTTCTATGACACCATCCTCCCCAAAGAAATTGGCAAGTTTGTGAAGCAGTGGGGGGGAAGAGTTGAGCAGTCCGTCATCCCGACAGAAGGCAAGGCTAAAACCACACAAGCTGCCAGAGACGCCATTCGTCGCAATGACATGCTGGGATTTGACAATGTGAATCAAGCGTTGACGGAGGTTTTGGCCGATAGAAATTTTGCAACGACTTGGGACGTTGACGCACCTGACGCGGCTATTCTTCAAGCATGGAAAGACTCTGCGGCCAAGACTGGGATCTGGCGCGTGGACATCACGCCGGCGATGCGTCAGAGCATCCAGCAACAGGGGCTCGCTTTGTTTGCCCCTCAGCCTGTGCGGCCCAGCAAGCCGGCGGCTCAGCATCTGGACGGCATCACGGCTGAGGGCAAGGCCCGGCGGGTGCAAATGGCCAAGGGTGCAGAGACAGACAATAAAAAACGGCCAACGCATGGCGGTTTCTCAGACGTGCTGGCTAAGTACTTTTACGGCCGGTTCGACAAGCTCGACTATTTTGTGCCGGGCATCAAACGGGTGATTCAGAAGAACCAGTTTGACGAAGGGTTTGCCGTGGCGGCGATCAACGGGATGATGGACAAGGTGCGGCGCGAGGTGCGAGCCGCGTTCGGCGATCCGGGTTACTGGAGCAGCCGCAAAAAGGACATGGAAGCGTTTCTGGATCAGGTGCTCCCGGTCGCCAGCCGACTGGAGGTGGCCGGCGTCGCCGACGATGGGTCGTTTATCTTCACCGACTTTGAACGGCCAGTTGGCTTCCTGACCGTGCTTGAAGCTCAAACGCTAAACCTAGCAGCCGGCGATATGACCACCCAAGACATTGAGGGCGTGCCCACCGTGTTGAGCGTGGGCGCGCTGGCTCGTGATCGAGGTGGCTTTGTGTTGTATGAGTGGATGCCGGCCGACGTGCAGGCTGGTATTTACCAAGGCTTTGCCCAGCGGTTCCCGACGGCGGTCGGTGTGCTCGATCAATACTTGATGCCCGGCATGGAAAACGTCACCGAGGTCGGTCCTGGTGGCACCGTGGTGCCTACGTTTAACCGGGGCAGTCTGCTGGCGACTTTCAACACATGGCCGGACACGCTGCGCAATGTGTTTGGCGACGCGCCGCTGCCCATGATCACCACCCTCGGGGGCTGGACGCCGGATGTCGCCGTGCAACGCAACCTTGCGCAGTTCATGGGGCAACTGCTCCGCACCTTCATGAGCGACGCCCGCACGACGCGGAGTGGCACCAAGATTCAACGCGGTGAGGTGCGCAACCTGATTGATGGGTTCAGCGTGACCGCCATGGAGTCGATCCGGGAAAAGAATCGCCTCGAAACGCGCCGCCTGTTGATCAATCGCGCCTCGGTGAGGCTCGACCGCTTACCGCAAGTTCAACGGGCAGACATGATCAACGTGGATGAAATCCTGACGACCATCCTGCTCGCTCACATCCGCCGGCTCCGGTTGGTCGAGGAACTCAAGCCGACCAAAGGCGAGCCATTGACCCCCGATCAGGCCGAACTGCTCCGCGGTCTGGTGGGTGATGCCGCGCGATTCTGGAACAAGGAGTACGGAATTCATCGGAACGTGCACAAGGAACTGATGGCCGGCATGGCTCACGAGCGCACGGAGAACAGCCTTTTGCGTGCCATTGAGTGGTTTGTGGACCGGTTCAACCGGGGTGTGCTCGTTAGTTTTGGCACCTATGTGACCAACTGGGCCAGCAATGAAATTCTCCGCAACATCGCGACGCTGAACAGCCTGAACTACGCCATTCTGAGCGCCGTTACGGGGCAAGGGCAGGCCGCCAAGTTGGGAGCCTATGAGTTTAGCCATTTGGTCAGAGGCATGGCCCGCGACCGCATTGCGCGGACCAAGACTCGCATTTCCGAAGTGGTGCCAGAGGAGATCGTCAGCGATAGCGGCGGCCTGACGCTTTTTGATATCGATCCGAAGGCCAGCGCATTGTTTGACCTTGGCAACCTCGACCCTGGTAGCGCCTTCCTGAAAGCCATCGGCTACGGGAACGTAGACACCAACCCGAAAATGGCGATGATCTATCGCATCCTGCGCGCGCGCGCCGATCTGGAGGCCGACAAGCAAAAACTCAAAGGCCGCGCCCGGCGCGACTGGGTGCTGACCTACCTCAAGACCGCTCACACTGATCAGCCCAAAGCCTTTCAGGACGCGTACGACCGCGCCATGTTCTGGTTTATGGACTACGCCAACGTCCCGGCGTGGATCGATCCGAACCAAAGCCAAACGCAACTGGGCCGCATCACCAAGAAGGCGCTGTTCCCGTTCATCAAGTGGGGTTACAACTACCTGCGTCAGCTTTACAACGTCACTGGCGGCGCGCTCATCACGGCGACGAGCCGTGGCGCGTCTGGCGAACAGCGCCGGCGCTCGATGGCCAACCTGATGACCATGGGAGCCCTCACCGTGATCGGGGCCGCCATGAGCGGCGATGAAGGTGGAGATGATGACGATCCGATGATTGGCCGGAATTACGACGACGAAGGCCGCGATCTGGCTGGAGCCGTTCGGACTGGCGACCGCATCAACGCAAGCCGCGTGGTGCGTCTCGTGCGCGATTACCTGCGCCGATACGGCATCGACATCGGCACCGATGGCACCCTGACCGATGACCTTGGTCGAGTGGGTGACCTTTACATGAAGTTCACCAAATACCCCTACCTGCGCGAGGCCGTGCTGCTGGGCATGGCTGCCAATGGCGACTGGAGGGAGATGTGGGAGCACAGTGCCGACATGGGACAGGACTACATGCAGACCGGAATATTGATGAATCTCACGCCGGTCACTTACAAGATCAGCCCCTACAACCGAGACAAGTCGTTTCCGGTGGTGGCATCGGATGCGCTCTTTGATTTGCTCACCGCTCCGCTCATCCCAAGCCGGGCTCGGGACACCGTGACCAAGGCTATGGACCCAATCCGCCGGCGCTTGCGACCCATTCCAGGACTGAAGTATGACCCCGGTATCAGGGAGGCAATCATGTCCAACATTCCGGGCTTGTCCCAATACCTGCCGGCTGAGGGCGAATACCAGGCGGTGGGCAATGCGCCGTTTAAGGTTGATGAATGGGCAAAGGCGCGGAAGCAGCAGGTGAAGGCCGACAAAGAATTGCCGGCGACTGAGCAAGCCGCCATGATCGCTGAGATCAACCGGCGCGCGGCGCTCATCCAAGCGGCGACGGTTCCCGAACAAGTGGCGCTGCTCGAACAACTGGGCATTCCACGGGGGTTCCTTGATCTTCAGAAGACGACCGTGACCAACTGGCCGCAGGACGTGACCGACTTGCAAAAAATGGGAGTGGGCACCGAGAGCATCCGGCAAGGAACGCAAACAAGAAACTTTGCCACCTCCGGCACCTCAAAACAATTCCCAAGGCTCTTTTATCCCAAGCCGCAGGATGTGGCACGCAAGCCGGGCTCGCTATCGCTGCTGGGTGATCTGACTGGGCTCAACTTCATGCCGGTTCCGCAAGGGGCCATGGGTGAAGCCATGGAAGGTAAAGGCAAGGGGGCCATGTCGGAATTTTCCCGGTTGATTAAACGGCTGCCAAAAGCACCGTGAACCCATGAAAGCTCAACTTTGGACGGTGGTTGAATGGAGCGCGCGCGCCGCAGTCGGTGCGGCCGTGATTTTGTTTATCCTGGCGCATGTGGTGCCCGAACGGCTCTTGCCTTGGAACCAAGGCAAGAGCGAAGGCTGGTGGATGAATCGCGCCAAATCCAAGGCCAACGCGCTGGATCCCGATGCGCAATTCGACGGCGTGCGCGGTCGGTAAACAATGGGAAACAATACCGAACAAAGCACGCCGGAATCAAAACAATTCCGGGGATTTGTTCACGTTTGCGCCAAACACTGGCGCATTGCTGGCGCATATTTTAGCGCATTTGTCACCTCGTAGATTGTTCCAAATGCCTTTGGTTTGCTCATCGCCAACCCATAAACAAAGAGCGAACAATTCGCGAACAAAGAGCCCGATATTCTGAATTGTTGGTGAACAATTCGGGGGGAGATAGAGGAAGAGAGAGAGTACGAAGTACCTAAAAAATAAATCAAAAAGGGTGAAGGGGTAAATCGATTTACCCTCGGGTCGGAGTCAATTCCTGCGCTTGCCAAAAGCGCGGAGGGGTGGGAAGGTGGAGCCGATGAACTTGGTCATACTCAAAGGCAACATCACTCGCGATCTCGAACTGGCATTTACGGCCAAGGGTGTGCCCGTGCTGGAAATTGGGCTGGCCGTGAACAAGGTTTGGTTCAATGACGCCGGTGAGAAGCAGGAAAAGGTTTGTTTCGTCGATTGCCGCGCTTGGCGCAAGACGGCGGAGAGCATTGAAAAGCATTTTCGAAAGGGCTCCCCCATTTTGATTCAAGGTGAGCTGGCCATTGAAGAGTGGATCGACAAAGCGACGGAAAAGAAGCGACGCAAGACGCTGGTGATGATTGACCGCTTTGAGTTTTGCGGAGAGTCTAAGACCCGATCCGCCCCCGAGGAACCCCCTGACCGCGCGCGCCGGCCTGAAGCCCGCGAGACGGCGGAATCCTCTCGCACCCTGCCCGACCCCGACGGCCCGATCACCGACGGGCTAGAAGACGACGACATTCCATTTTAATCCTCATGGAAATGCCCCTTTGCGACCCCATGGCTGAGTTTGAGAGCCCTCGAAACTCAATCACCCAAGCGCCGAAGCCCGCGCCTGTTCCACCCCCCGCCCCCGTGCCGCCATGATCTCCGACGACTCCCCCCACTCCGCCCCGAAGGTGTTGTTTCCGCCGACCTCGTTGCAACTCAACGGCGAGGAGGAGCAGGAAATGGTGCTCTATGCCATCCAGCGCATGAGGTTCTGGAGGCAGGAAATGGGCTGGGCGACCGGCGGGCTTGTCGGTTATGAAAAGAACTCGTGGCTGTGGAAACGGAACAGTTACACCCGCATGTTTGAGAGCGATTTTTCCCACCGTGCGGTGCCAGGCTCGTTGTTCGCCAAAGTGAATTTGTCGCTGGGCAAGATCGGGATGTTCATCGAGCAGCACAAATCGCGGATCGTCGATGACATGCTGGCCGGCGAGAAATTTTTCGGGATCTCACCCGAAGGGCCCGAGGATGCCGGCGAAATTTTGGAGGATGTGGAGCGCGTGTTGCAATCGGCGGCCACGAGCCAAGACCTGTTGGAGCGCTGCAAGATGGCGGTGAAGACGGCTCTGATTCGCGGGGAATGTGTCCCGAAGATCGTGCGAAAGATCAGCCGCACCCGCGTGCAGCAGAAGGTCAGGGTGCTCATGGGCACCGATGGACCGCAGCGCGATTCACGGGGCGAACTGATCACCAGCGTGGACCGCTGGCAGGCGGACCCCAACAACCCCGCCGTGCAATACCTGGTGCGGGATCCACGGGTGACACTGCCGGCGAACGTCCGCACGGCCGCCATGCTATCCGACGCTGAAATTGAGCTTCCGGCCATCATCGCCCAGACCGTGGGCGCTGACTTCGCCTTCCCTCATTGGGCGGATCTCGTGATCCCTCCCACGGCGACCAGCATTGATGCGGCCGAACTCAAAGCGCACCTGTTCGCTCTGCCCTACATGGACATGGTGGACACCATCCCTGCGAGCATCCGCGACACGCCGGCGGTGCTGGCTTACCTGCAAGCCGTGCAGGACTCCGGGCAGAGTGAGCAAGGCACCGAGGTGCAGCGCGCCATCAAAGGCCGCGGAGAAAAGACCGATGTGCAGGCCGACGCTGACCAGAAAGCCTACAAAGAGCGGACGTACGCGGAGATTTATTTCAAATACGACGTGCGCGGCAATGGGCGCTATGAAGACATGGCCCTCTGCGTCGATCTCGACTTGAACTACCCGATCTACTACGGGCCGGCTTCGCAGATTCTGACGTGGACCACCCGCACCCACCCGTTTGGCGAGCCGACGCGCATTTTTCCGCTCGAGGATCGGTGGTATGGGCAGGGCTATTTTGAGAAGTACGCCGACAAAAATTTGTTCGTCGATAAATGCTGGTGCCGGTTGGAGTTGGAATTGCAGCGCAGCGGAAACCTGCTGATCGAAAACCGGCAAGCCTCGCTCAATGCCAAAGCGGGCAAGCCGATTCAATTTCGGACGATGGAGACAATCCAGACCGCCTCCGGCTTCCGGCCCGAGGACGTGGTAAGCGTGGTCACCGTGCCGGCGCAGACCATGGAAATCGAGACGGCGCTCCAAAACATGGAGCAGAAGTTGGAAATGGAAGTAGGGCTTGGGAACCCTGCTGATGCAACCCAAGGCAGCGTAGGGGCGGATACGCTTGGGGCCATTCAAATCATGGATGCCCAAAAGAGCACGTCGTTGCGCGAACGGCAGGGCGAACTCGGCAAGGGCATGAACGCCGCGATTGTCGCGTTTGCCGAGGCCGAACTACACGGGGCGCTGGATCTTCCGCGCATTGCAAATTTGCTCGAAGCGCAGACCATCCAAGCGCGCGCGCTGCCCCAAGTCGTGGATGCGCAAGCAATGCCTCCGCCGGAGATGCAACCTCAGCCGATGCCAGACCCCGCTTTAATGCCCGAGCCCTTGACTGGATTGCAACGGGCACAGGCCATTCAAGACTGGGCAAGGTCGAACGCCAAAAAGCTCAAAAACGTGATCCGCGTGTATGTGTCAAATGCGAGCAGCCCGACCCAGCGCATCCAGCGGTCGAACGAGGTGCTGCGCATTTTTAAAGACTGGCTGTCGCTACCCCCCGAGGTGCGTGGAAACGCCTGGGACACCTATGCCGGACTGCTGCGCGACTTGGGCGAAAAGAACCCTGAGAAACTGTTGGGATCACGCAATGCAGAGCCTGTCGCTCCCGTGATGGCCGGCGCGGATCCCGGACCTTCCACCTCAGCTTTGGCATGATCGAACAGCTTGCCCAACGGAACCAGCGCCGGGAAGCGCACTATCGGAAGCTGCTAGCCGACTCCGATTTTCAGGACTTCATTTTGAAGGAGTGGTTTGATGCGCTGGTGACGGAAATGGCGGAAAACCTGACGGCCGCCACCGATCCCGTGCAGTGTTTGGTCGCCAAGGAAAAATGGCTGCTGGCCACAAAGATGAGATCGCACCTTGCGGACACCGTGGAGGTGTATCGACAAGCCGAGGCGCAGCGATTGGTCCAAATGGAAAGGATCCAAAAACGGAGGGACGCCGGCCTGCCACCGGAGTCCGATGACGAATAATTGACACCCACCCGCCGAGGGTTTACAAATGGCAGTCGTTACAAATCCCCAATACTGAAAAAACAACGCCATGAAAGCCATCGAAAAGCTCCCGAGTGTCACCCCTGCGGAAATCATCCGCGCCATCAATTTTCCAGTGACCGACATCGAGCGCGCTCCCAAGGTCGAGCGCCGCCGGGTCACAGGTCCAAATCTTCTGCTGGCGGTTCAGCGGGCCAATGGAGAGCAGACCACTTACACGGCTGATGGAGCCATTGCCATTCAAAGCGGCACGGTCCTTTTGGCTAAAACAGGCAGCGCCGGCGCATTCACGCTGGCTGCTCCGACTGCTGCCCAAGCGGGAACCCGCCTACGCATCATCAATCAAACGGCCTTTGCCCATGTGATCACCTCGACCGATAATCTCGATGACGGTGTAACCGGTGGAGCCAAGGACACCGCCACGTTTGGCGCGTTTGCGGGTGCATCGCTCGAACTCGAAGCCGTGAACCTGAAATGGTCCGTGGTGAGCAAACACGTTTGCACCATTGCCGCTGTCTAATTGACCCCTAACCCGCCACCTCAAACACGATGAAAGTCTCACTCACTGACGGCAGCCTCGGGTTTTTCGAGGTGGCAGATACAAACGCCTTTGCAGGCAAAAACATCGCGGCCATCCAGATTGTGACGGCCGCGGTGTTTTCGAACCTGCAAGGGAACGGGTTGATCAAGGGAGCCAACCCTTCCACTGGAGTGGTCACCGCCGGCGCAACCTATCCCGCCGGTGACATCCTTTACGGTTACTTCCACGCGGGCCAACTCGCCAGCGGTCACATCCGCTGCTACCACAAAGTTCCAAATCGCGCCTAACCGATGCCTGCCCTCGGACTATCTCTAGGCTTGTCATTCGCTCGACCGAGTGGCGGCGCTGCTGCGCCGTTTGTTCCTCCGTTAGACGAATTAGTTTCCCAAGGCGCAACCTGCCTTTATGCGGCCTCTCAATATCGTTTGGTATCTAGCCACACCGGACCAATTGCTAGACTTCAAGGTAACGGCACAGGAAGTCCCGAGGCTGACATCGGGTATCTATCAAACGGACAAATTGACCTAGCAGCAGCGTCAGCGATTGCCACACAAGACGGAGGCAATGAAGCTTTTGGTGTGACATGGTATGGACAACTTGGAGGCAGAAACGCCACTCAATCAAGCGCAGCTTCCAGAATGCCATTCTCTACTGTAATGAACGCCAAAGGCGGGTGGGGAAACGGAGTGGCTCAATCAGGGGTTGGATTTAGCTTAAACCTTGGAACCTTAGTGCTTCCTGTTTTCTTTTCGATTGTCGCAAAATATGAATACGAGGGTGCAATAAGAACCCTTATTGGAGACTTCTCAACAGCTTCAAACCGTTACGTTAGAATATCAAGCTCAACCTTACAATCCAATTGGGGAACTGCGTTAAACGGAACCTTGGGAGACGTTACAAGTGGCGTTTACGCCCTAGGATTTTTGGCTAATGGAACCTCATCGAAGCATTATCGCAACGGAACTCTTTTAACTACAGGAAACGCAGGTAACACTCAACTAGGGATGTCAGGCGGAAGAATTGGAAGAACTATTTCAAATTCAACTGTTTATCTTGCTGGAGCAGGTAACGCCATTTTAGAAGTGATTGTTTTTAACATGGACCCAACAAGCCTGCCTGGATGGAGTTCCTTTGTAACCAACCAACTAGCTCGCTTTGCATGAGCGCCATCTATTACATTCCTGCGTCTGCTGCGGAAGAGTTAAGCAAAGGCTTGTGGCAACTTTCTCGCCCTTCGTCTCTTCAAAAGGCTGAAGACACTCATTTGATGTTCGAGTGGATCGACGATTCTCACGGAACCCGTTGGCTTGAAGTTAAGGCTGATTTTTCAATCATTGTTCATCCTCAAGCTGAATTAGGAGGCATAGCAGCGGTGCTTCAACCGTGGATTGCTTCTGGACATCTGCCAGATGACACCAATGAAAAGCTTGCAGCTTTTATCCATGAAAAACGTGGGCAAAGGCTTGTTGTTTACGACGCTTTCCCTCCTTTGTTCAAAAGTATGGCCAAGACCTGCGAGCAGATGGAGGCCGAGGGTCTGCTTCCTTTGCCACCCACCTGATGAAAACACTCCTCAGAATCGAATTCACGCTCTTGCTTATGGCACTCGCGCTATCGCTGAGTCTTACTTCATGCAGCCTGATCATCGGCTTGAGGCAAACCAACCCAAACGGCCATGTTCCAAGCATCGTTGAAAAATGGTGGATGGAACAAAACGCTCATCAAAATTCACAACCATGAAAGTCCCATTCCTTGTTGTTATCCTGCTGAGTCTGCCCGCTTGCACGTCAACCGGCCCCAAATTACCGGACCCGTTTGACGCCGCCATGAACTCTTTTGTGGCTACCATGTTTGACACAGAAGGGAACCCGAAGCCATGAGATTGCATTTGCTGACGCTGTTTTTAAGTTTCGCCTTGGTTTCCTGCATGGGCATGAAGGAAGAGACGGTGAGGAACCTGACGGACAACACCATTACCGAAAGAAAGCAAGCCTACGGCCTCGGTGGTAAGTTTGCAGGCAAATGGGGGGAGGGCTTTTTCTGGAATGGCGAAAAATCGTTTCGCGACGGGGCGCTCGCAGTCGCAGCCGTCGCTACCAGCGGATTTTCTGCTGCTGCAACTGAGGCTCAAGAGGTGACCAAACAGGTGATCGACACCAACGCAGCGGCGACTTCCCAGAAAGCCACGGCTGAGGCAGCAGCGGTCGAGATTGTCAAAGACAACAACGCCACCCAAGTGCTGTTAGCGACGCCACCGCAATAATTGACGCCACCCCATGAAAAGTCTAAACCTGTCCTGTCCCGAAACCGTGCGCTCCCAAGCGTGTCATTCCTCCTCACCTCACACCTCGCCCCCTATGCCTCACCGATTCATTGCCGTCATTGATTCTCTCATGATCTTTTTGGGCCTGAGCATCATTGCTCCAGGTGGAATGGTCCTCGCGGAGGAAGCGGCCAGTGGCGAAATCACTGAGCTGCGGGTGTTAGCACTCCCGCTCATGGGGGCGGCCTGCACGATGATCCCCATGATTATTTTTCGGCTACGGAGAGAACCGATGAACATCCTAGTGGGCCGCGGCATGATGGCGCTGTTTTTTGGGGCCGTGCTCAATGTGGCTGCCAGCCTGCTCCTGCCGCAAACGGCGGCGGTCCTGACGCACCCGATCATGTTGTTTTTCGGCGGCGGGGTAGCCTCGATTGTGTCGTTTGCCGTCATCCACGGTGTGGTGAGGTTGTTGGAGATCCGCGAGCATCGCTACGCCCAAAAAATTCTCGACGCGGCTGAGCGTCATCTACCCAACCACCCCCATGACCATGAGCATTAACACCCGTTCCATCATCCAGACCCAGCAGTTCATTGCTGCCATTGCCGTGTTGATCCTGCGAGGCCGCGACATCGCGGCCGATAAAAAGATCAGCATTTTTGAACTGTTCAGCCTCGCCAGAGAATGGCCCGTGATCAAAGAAGCGCTCGAAGGCATCGCCGACGTGCCGGCCGAATTGCTCAACCTCACTGATGCCGAGGCGGAGCAAGTGGGCGAACAGATTGCCGCGTTGATGGTTGAGCTGGGTTTTCCTCACCGGTCAGGCGACATCACCAAGGAATTGGTGTCCCTCGCTGCGGAAGGCGTGGGGGTCTGGCAGCGCATCATCAACCTGCCGCCGGTGCCAGACATTGTTGCATGAGCACTTACCCGTTACGTCTCGCGCTGATTGAGATCGCCCGCTTGGATAAAGACAAAGTCGAGGTGACAAAAAATCGCGCCCCGTGGATTGCGAAGCTGTGGGAAGCCACGAGTTACCCGGAAGGGATGACCAATCGCGAGCCGTATTGCGCCGCCGGGGTCGCGTACTGCATGAGGGAATGGCTCAAACGGCCGGACGTGCTAGCAGCCCTGAAATTGACGCCGGCCGCCGCCGAAACGTGGCGCTGCAAGAGTGCGGCCGTGAGGGAGTGGAGCAAGTGGGCGCGCCGGCGCAAGCTGCGGATCCTGCCGAAGAATTGCATTCTGAAAACCGGCGACATCATCATTTTTGATTACAGCCACATTGAACTTTGCACCAACGACGACGGCACCACCACCGGGCCGTTTGATGCCATTGGCTTTAACACCAATGCCCGCGCATCGCGCGATGGTGAGGGAACTTTTGAAAAACCCCGCATCCGCAAAAATGTGCTGGAGGTCATTCGAATTCTTGAATAAAAAATGAAACAGACAGACGGACACGACGGCCACGGCTCCCAGTTCTTTGGAGTGGTGGGGGTAAACCCATTTAAACAGGGAACGCCGGGCCACAATGAATGGGAAAGCGCGTTTTTCGGCGCATCGGGCTATTTCAAGATTGAAACCCTCATGATTTCGTGCGGGAGCAAGCCCGAAGGCAAAGAACTAGCTGGAAAAGGGGCATGGATTTTGTGGCTGAAAGAGCACCCCAAGGGAGTGGCAGAATATCACGAATTGGCAAAGGCGCACATGGCCCATTGCAAATGGGTGTATTGCGTGACGCTTTGGGAGCTAGCGCCAAACCCTGACACCATCCAAAAATGGTTGAAGATCGCCAATCAGCGTACGCCTACGGTCGAAGAATCGTGCGCGTCGATGCTCTATCTCGGTCAGCATACCCAACCTTTAGAGCCAACCGCCACAGGCTGGAACGCCTCCGACCCGCTGCCGCTGCTTGGGGCTACCATCATCACCCCAGGCTACGAAGCCATGGGAGAAGAAGCGGTAAAGAGGTTTCACCAGCACACAGGATTGCCGTGCAACGTGCTGCGCTTCAGTGGCGATGCCGGCTTTGCCTACAAGCTAGCCCTGCCCGATCTCCTGCCACCGGTGCCGGTGGTGTTTTTCGATGCCGACTTGTGGCTGCTCCGGCCAACCGATTTCGTGTCGCAAGTGGCCAAGGGTGCCGTGTCGGCGGTGCCAGACCCAGGCACACGGGATGCTCAGTCGTTTGTGTCGCTCGACTGTGCCAAGTTAGGACTGGAGCGCCGGCAGTATTTCAACTCGGGGCTGTTCATTGCGGATTTCTCGTGTGAGCACGTCCGGGCGGCCTTTCGCCGAGCCGCGAAGATCCTTGACGACAAAACGATCCATGAAATCGCTGACTATGGCGACCAGACCCCACTGAACATGGCCGTCCAGCGTTCCGGGGTGCCGTTTCACCCGATGCCGGCGGGGTTTAATTTCTTCATGCACGCCGTTTCCCACGGGTATGGCAGCGTGCCCGATCTCGTTTACGGACTTCACGCGGCCGGCGTCAAGAAAGCCGACAAGCTGGCGCACCTCAAAAGCCATGCCGCAGTGTTTGCATTTGAAGATCGATCTCCCAAAAAGACGCCTCTTACGGTGAACACGGTGATCGTTTACCCGTCCGACGATCAAATCATCGACGTGTACAAAGCGAACAACGACCAGTCTTTACCCATTGCCTACCGCACTGAGCGCGCGCTGCGCTGGATTCGGGATCGCCCACCGCACCTGATCCAAGGCGAAGCGCTTGCGGCGCTGAAGGTGTTCCTGACCTATCGGGTGTGCGAGGGGCTGCTGACGTTCAGCGAATGGGAAGCAGACGTGGCGGGGGTTGAAATGCCAACAATGAGCGACGGGTTGGCGTTTCGGTGGACAATGAGTTGGCAAACCTCCGTCGTTTATATGATGGCGCTTCAAGGCAAATTAAAGTTTGCCTGGATGTCCGCCGTGGAGGTGTGTTCTCAAATTGTAAATGTCCAAATTTGGCCGGCGGCTTTGTGCAATCTGTTGCGCACTGCCGTCATCGCTTCGTATGGGCATTATCTCAAGGGCACCGCTCAACAAGCGGGAGCGCTGATTAATTTAGCCATGGAGCAATGGCAAAAGCAAATGGGTGGCCTCGACTGGAAATTGGACCCGCTGCGCTTTGCCGAGATGAGGGAAGATCGCGAGGCCATCCTGATGCTGATGGTGATTGCCAAGGCCATCGGTTTAACCACGTTTGAAGATTACGAATGGCTGCACATTCCGAAAATGGCCAGCGGGAAAGGGCCGTTTCATCGAGCTGTAAGGGCGATGAACCCACTCAACCCAGAAAGGGCAATCTGGAAATGAAAGAGCGCGGCGGTTTTTGCTGGCCGGATGGCGACACCGTAACGCCGGAAGTGGTGCTCCGCGAGGTCGAGCGTTTGCCGCAGTATTTGCAGCATGTGCAGGATCCGCGCCGGATCTGTGTGCAGGCCGGCGGGAATGTGGGGGTGTATGCCAATTGGTTGGTCGATTGCTTTCAACAAGTGTTCACCTTTGAGCCCGATCCCCAGAACTACGAATGCCTGCTCGCCAACAACGGCAAATCGAAATCGGAACGGTTTTATCACCCGAAATATGGAGCCCTTGGGAACCAAGAGGGAAACGTGACCACTTGGCGAAGCACGAGGGAATGGGGCAATTACGGAGCCACTCAGGTAAGGTTAGGCAATGCGCCCCATGCCGCGCCGATCATCATGCTGGACAAAGTTTTGCCCCACGTTGGCGTGGATTTCATGCTGCTTGATGTGGAGGGATGGGAACAGCCAGCGCTTGAAGGGGCGGAGGAAATCATCCGGGTGAGCCACCCGGTCATTGCCCTTGAACTGAAAGGACACGGCGAGCCCTACGGCTGGCCGGACTCTTACACCCGCAACTGGCTGCACGAGCGGGAATACCGGAAAGTGGACCGCATCGGAAACGACGATATCTTTGTATGGACACCTTTGTTTGCGTCCTAAAGACCGGCGGCCTTTACGGCCCAGAGCACGTCCAGCGGCTCAGTGACATGGTGTGGCAGCACTACAAGCCAGCGCCGTTCATTTGTCTGACCGATCACCCGAAGCAACCGGGCATTCGATTGGTCAAAGGCTGGCAAGGTTGGTGGTCGAAGCTTGAACTGTTCGATCACGACCTTGGCAAAACCTGCTATTTCGATCTTGATGTGACCATTCGCAAACCGCTGAACTGGCTAGATGACCTACCCACGGCCAACGGGCAGGTGTGGGGTATGAAAGACGCGCTCCTCCCCGATCTCAACAGCAGCGTCATGGTGTGGCAGGGTGCACGCCCCGAGGTCACAGTGGATTACGATGGCACGCCCCATCCGGGAAGCGACCAAAAATGGATTTACTCAAAGCTCAAAGACTCCATTCAGTATCTTCATCCGCCGTTGGTGACGAGTTTTAAAGTCCACGGGCCGGACTCAGGCGCAGTCGTGGTGTATCACGGCAAACCCAAACCGTGGGAGGTTGTTCACAATTGAATTGTGAATAACTCTTGCGCGGTCGGAGTAAATTACATAGAATACCCACCATGACGGGAACCGCTGAAGCACCAACCTTGATTGAAACCGAAGACGCCGACTTTGACGCCGCCATGGACACGGCTCTTGCCGGCATGGGCGATGCGCCCGAGGTGATCGAGGAAGCGGCACCGTCCCAAGTGCAACACGCTGCGCCCCAGACGTTATTTGTCGAAGACCGGAAAGTGCCAGCGCCAGCGCCAGTGAACGAAGAACCGCCAGCGCGGACGATTCCTGAGACGCTGCCTGATCGGTTTTACACCAAGCACCTTCCAACACCTCACAAGGTCATGTTGGAGATTGCCATGAAAAACCCTGATCTCTCGCCGTCAGAGATTTCAGCGATGGCCAACCAGCAACTTGGGTTGATCGACGAAACCGGCGCTCCAACCGAGGCCGCGCAAAGCAATCCGAGCATGGATGCGCTCGAAGCCGAGTTGGAGGAAGTGCGATCCAAACTCATTGATTTTGCTGAGGATGGCGGCATTGGCTCCACCTACAACCGCGAGGTGTACGACCTGAACACCCGCCAAGCGGAATTGATTGCCGATCTCCGGCTGATGCAGCGGGAGCACGTCGTGACGCAGCGCCAGCAGGCCACGGAAGTGCAGCAGATCGAAGATGCGGCCGTGGAGGCTGCCTACGACATGTTTCCGGCGCTGGCCGACGACAACGACCCCTTTACCTTGGCCACGACTCAGCGCATGGAGGAAATCAATGCGCTCGAACGCGCCGCTGCGGCCGACCCTTCAATCGCGAACGATCCCGACGTTGCGCTTGATTTGGCGAAACGCCGCCACCCCCAATTTGCTCTGCTCATCGCGCAAGAAATTGCGCGCGAGCAAGGTATTGCTCCAACCCAGGCGAAGCCGGGTCAAAGCCCCCAAAACCCAATGGGCCGTCAGACGACCCAGCGAACAGCAGCCCAGGCGGAGCCGGGCCCAATGCCGTTCTCTGGCTCCACTGGACAGGCGCACCGTGTCAGTATTCGAGACGTGTCACCCGATGACGTTCGAGTTCAACGCTTGCAGGCAGCCGCCCAGAGTGATGATCTTGCGGACATCGATGCGTTTCTGAATGAAGACCTCGGCGGCAGCGCAGCTACGCTTGGGGTGACCTTCAGGTAAAATACCGCCCCGGAGCTATCTCAGGCTAACCCGCCTGATTCACGCAACCCAGCCGCGAACCTGCGGCAAGCAAGGGTTGCATCTACCCCAAAACCCGCCTCGCCGGCGGCGCGTGGTTTGATGCCATGACGCAAACGGCGGGCACCCACCCCCCAAACAACCGTTATGCCAAACTACGCATCCATTACCGGTCAAACCGTCGCCCAAGTCGTGGCGGCCGCCGGCGCAAACTCGCAAGAACAAAAATGGGCGGCCTCCGTGGCCGTTGGAACCATTCGGTCCTCCCGCCTCGCCAAACTCATTGGTGGAGCCGGCGAAGGAAAACCCATCGTGACCGTCCTCGACGCTCAAAAGCTCGCCGGTGACACCGTGAACATGCAGGTTGAGGCCCCGTTTGGTGGCCCCGGCTACCAAGGTTCCGGCGCTCAACGTGTCGGCAATGGCGAAAGCGCCAAATTCCAACTCTACCAATTCAAATTGGGAGTCATGTGGAAAGGCGCAAAATGGAACAACGTCACCAAGAATCAGACGACTCTCGGCAAAGGCAACATCGACGCCAAAAGCCGCGTGAAGCTGACCGACTGGTTCAAGCGCTACCAAGCCGACAACTGGGAAGCGGAAATGCTGAAGCGTGCTCACGCGCGCAACACCATTTATTCGGGTCGCAAAACTGCCGTGAGCCAGCTCACGAGCGCGGACACGTTCATGGCCGACGACGCCAAGCGCATCGCCAATGCGCTCAGCACGATCATGGCCAAGCCGGTGAATCTCGCCAAAAAAGGGCTTCAGGAGCGCAAGAAGTATTACCTCTTGCTGCCTCACAAGCAGCTCGACGAACTCGAGTCTTCCAACGACTGGCAAACGCTGCTCGCCAACTCCGATCTGCGCGGTCAGGAAAACAGCCTTTACACCGGCCTGCTCCCATCCTGGGGTGGCTGTGTGCTGGATCGCTGGGAGATCGAAAACGACAGCGCCGACGGCCCGCAAGGTGCCCTTTGCGCGCCGATTGGTTATCTCGGTGAAGCCATTGCCGCATCCCCTGCGACTGGCTACCAGTTGAAACTCGGTGGAAGCGCAACTGCCGCCGCCAAAACGGATCCGCTGTATGCGCAGTACTTTGAGTCTGCTGCGTTTGGTGGGTTTGAAGGCGACAAAATTGCTGCTGTGACCGGCACCGAGCGCTATCTGCTCATCCGCAATTTGGAGGCATCGGCCGCCACGGGTGACGCTGGCAAGTTCGGCATGTATGCCTACCAAGTTACCAACGGCAACACGATCACGTTGACCAAGGCGCTGCGCAGCGGCACCTCGGGCGGCACCATCAACCAGAGCACCGTTGGCACGGTGGTTTGGAACACGGGCGTCTGGACGACCGATTTCCTGACCACGCAGCACGCCATTGGCAGCGAGGTGATCCCGTGCAACGAAAAGGGGCAGCCCTATGTTCGCGGATACGCCCTCGCCAATGAAGGCATCGCCTGCGGTTACGGTCAGGGTTCCCAGGGTTTGGCCTTTGGTCATCGCACTGAGGAACACCAAAACCACGGCCTGGATTCGGAAATTGGCATGGAAATGTGCTGGGGATCTCGTGCCACGCAGGACGCCAACGGCCTTGTCAATGGTTACGGCATTATCGTCAGTGCTTGGAATCCCGAAGGGCTTCCGACCATTGTCTAAGGTGACGAACAATTGACTCCTACCTTGCGCCCGGCTTTGAAGTGTGACACTTTGGAGCCGGGCGCTTGCCTTTCCGACCATGAAGCTCAAACTTGAATACTTGATTTGTTCGTCGAAGACCTTTGGGGTGATTCGCAAGTTGCACCCCAAACTCGGGGGCTCGACCACCCTCGACACGCGCCTCAATTGTCAGGTCCACATCTGCAAAGATTACGCCGCATTTCGAACGATGAACGCCGATCTGGTGAAGCGCATGGGCTCCACCTTTTGGACCGCTTTTCAGGTGCGCAACCTCGAAACAGGCGAGTGCACCGATCCGCCCGAGGACGGTCTGTTTGCCATTGAACCCCTTTCTGCCGCCGAAGCCATGGTTGGAGCTGCGAAGAAAAACACCCCCACCGCTCAGGTTTCCCGTCCGTCTCCTGAGCCGGTGGGGATTGTTAAGCCCTTGCCACCCCTGCCGGACGCGACAACCCCGCCGGCCAAAAAACGCGGCCGGCCAGCCAACCCCAAATAAGCCATGAGCGCGGCCCTAGAAATTCAAAAAGATGGGTGCGGGCTTTTGGGCATTGAGGACATCTCCCACGCCGCGCCGGGCACGGCCGACCGCATGCTGCGGGATCTGAATGCCTCTTTGCAGCACATTTACACTTTGATGGGTGATTCGTTTTGGTGCGAGGAACCGCAGGGCTATCTGATTCGGGGCCCGCAATCGGTCACGGTATCAGTGACGCAGAACTCCCAAGCGATCACCATCACGGGTTATGCGTCATGGATGGCCGGCTGCACCATTGTTATTCCCGGCGATGAAGCGCAAAACGTGATCATTACGGCCGCCGGCGCGAGCCCGACGCTGCTCAAGCCCTACACCGGCCCGACGGCCGCGGGAGTCGTGGCCACGATTTATCAGGATGTCATCCAGCCCGGTGAGAATGTAAGGCAGGTGATCCCGCCCGTGGTGATCGAGGGCAAGTGGGAACTGGTCCCGCTGGAGAGTGAGCGCACCCGCCAGACCTACGACGCCGGCGGCACCATGAACAGCAATCACGGCGCTGGCCCATGGCTCTACCCGTTGACCTTTGCTCAGCGCGAAATTCAGACGCCGACCGCTTACTTGATTGTGCAACAAAGCACCTTCAACGGATCCCGCGGTCCCGTGCTCCGCTTTTCCAGCCTGCCCGATGAGCAAATGGTGATCACCATGAAGGTGGAGCAAACGGCCCCCCGGGTAACGGCGTGGAACGATAGCCGCACATGGCTGGTCCCGCATGCTTACCATGAGTCCATCTTGATGCCGATCTTTAGAATGAAATTTTCAAGCTGGCCTCAGTTTGCAGGCAATCGCAACGATCTACAGGACGATTACGACACCGCGCTGGCTATGCTCGAATCGCTCAAACCTCACGGCTACGTTGAGAGCAACGTGGTCTGCGCCGGCGATTTCACTGATTAATTCTCATGGCTAAAACAAGCGTCTTTCCAATTCGAGGGTTTGGCGGAATCTCGACGCTGCTGGAAACCACTCACCTCGGCACCAAGCTGCAAAAAGCAAAAAACATCCTTTTGCGCCCATGGGGCGGATTCAAGGGAATGCCCATTTACCAGCGGCTGTGGGCGCTGGGGGCGAGCGAAACGCTCAAGACGACAATTACCGCGCTGCGGCCTCCGTTGGCCAAGTGCACCACTCGTGCAGGCACCCCCACTGAGCTGAACGTCTATCAAAATTTTTTGACCGCTGGCGAGATCGTGCGCGTCTCGACCACGGGCACCTTTCCCACGGCCTCCATTTCCGGCAGCCCGCACACGTTCAACACGAGCACCAATTATTATGTGAGGAATTTGGTTGGCAACATCTGCGGTTTATCGCTGACGCCATCCTCGGCGCTGATTTCCATGACGGGAGGCACGGGGTTCCTGCAACTGCAACCGCAGCGCAACTTGGCCGACGCGGATAGCACCGTGGCGCTGCTGCTGAGCAAATACGGAAAAACTTTTTTGCTGTTCTACAACATCCCCGCCGGCAAGGCGCGCGGAGGACCGTTTTACTGCGGGGATGATGCTACCTACACGGGAACGGTGGAATTTACCGCCGCCGGTGCAACGTGGGAAGTGCTGGCCGTCCGCCTGCATGCCTCAGCGCGCTGGTATGCTCAGCGCTTCCAGAGCCAGCTGCATGTGCGCAACGGCAAAGACATTCCGGCCATCGTGCAAATCACTCGCACGGCGATCCCAGGCAAGTGGCGGCTCTCAGGTGACAACACGCGACCGGCGGCCCCGCAAGTCTCAGTGACGCCACCTACGTCCAGCACCAACGTCTCCGCCAAGTACACCATTCCCGGCGGAGGCGGATCGGGCCAACGCGCAGGCGCGGCCTCACTGACGTTTGAGGCCAACGCCACCAATTTTCCGGGGTCAACTGCCAATGGGCGCATTTATGTGCGTATCAGTTACGACCCGTACGGGGTCGGCATTCGCTCGACACTGACGGGGTTGGGCACGGTGGCCAGCCCTTACCATTACACCGTGTTTACAGCGCCGGGCTCAGGGGGATCGAGCAACAACGCCATTGTTTCGTTCGTGAATGGCGACTCGAAAGCGATCACCATTCTAAGCGCCTCGACCTCAGCCGCAAACACGACTACTGACACGGGCTCGTGGTCGATGACCGCGCTTTCCGGTGGGAGTGGCACCGGTAAAAGCACAGGGTTTTCCAACCGCACGGTGACGGTTTATGCGCGGTATTTTGACCCCGGCAACGATGGACTCGGTTACGAGGGACTGAATAGCCCAATTTCGAATTCAGTGATCATCAACGCGCTCGCTGCTAATGACATCGTGGTGACGGTCCCGACCAATCCCGTGGCTGGCGGTGGTCGGTTTAGCAATATAAGAATCTACCTCCAATTTGGTGAGGATGAGACGGCATTGTATTACCTCGTGGAGCCGGACAACCCGATCTCAAATAACGGCACCACCCAGACAATTACCATCGGGTCAGACACTGAATTTGGGCAGGAAATGTATGTGGAGCAGCACCAAGCCCTGCCTACGCTGCACTGCGTGCAATGCAATGGGCAACACTGGTCCGGCGGATACGAGGACCAACCAAACCGGCTCTATGTTTCCCGGCCAGCGAACGAAACGGAACTGGCACCCGAAGGGGCCAACGTCGATGCCTACGAGGTGTGGCAGGGGCACGGCGCATCGTCAAACCGCATCTCCGCCATGTACTCAGACAATTTCAGAGTCGCGGTGCACACGGCCGTTGGAGTGTCGCTCATCGACCCCAACAACCCCGACAACCAATTTCAACCGCCTGGCATCGCCGGCGCACTCAACGGCAATGCGATCACCCAATGGGTTGGAGGGGAGTTGTATTTTCTGGGCATGGATCTCCAGCTCTACCAATTCAACGGCACCCGCTACGGCCGAAACGATTCAAATTTTGCCGCGCTGGACTCTGCCGCGTATATCATGGCTCGCGCAGATCGCGACGCGGTGCAAAAAAACCCTGAGCGGGTTTTTATGTTTCCAGATAGCCGCGGACAGATGATCTGGTTTTTTGTGCCAGCGCTCGATGGCACCTTGAAAGGGTTTGCCTACGACTTCTTAGCCAAGGGCTTGGTGGGTGAGTTTGATCACCCAAAGATTCACGGGCTCACGGGCATGGAGCCAAACCGGCCTGAGTTTATCTTTGCAGACGAAAGTATGAATTTGTTTGTCTGGGACACCGCCAACCAAGGCGATTTTTCGGACGCGCTGCCCATCGTGGCACCGGCCACCTCCTATGCGATCCCCGATACCGCGCCGGTCGGTGATGCCGGCTACGGACAAGCAACCTGGGGTGGTGGGGCCTACCGACGCGCATATATCGCCGAAATCGAAACTGGCATGGTGGATCTGAATGATGCCAGCCAGCGCAAACAATTTGTGTCACTCATTTGGAACACCGTGGTTGGCAGTCGCGGCCTCGTGGAGATGACGATCACCACCGCCGCCGGCAACACGCTGACCCGCACCTATGGCGACATCGGCACCCTCGGCCAAGGCCGGGCGCACAAACTGCTTTTCAGCGCGCTCGACACGGCCGTGAAAGTCAATCTTCGCATCCTCTGCGCGGAGCAAAAGCCGTTTATCGTGAGGGATCTCAGCCTTGAATATCGGGCTGGGGCAGGGGTGTAAAAACTAGGGGGAATAGCCCTTCAGGATCTCCTTCACTTCAGCTAGCGTGAACCCTCGCTTGCTAGTGAAGTAGATCAACCCGTTCAAATACCGATAGCGTTTCGAAGTGCTCACGACCACCTCGGGCTTAGCCTTGGCCCCCTTCGGTTTCTCTTTCCTCCCCGCTTTCCGGGCGGCCTGAGCATTCACCTTCCGGCGCTTTTCGATGTTCTCCTGATAATACAGAAACAGGCGCTCACGCTCAGCCTCGGGATTCTCAATGTATCGCCGCCGTGATCTCTCACGGTCCCATGCTTTCCTTTTCTCGGGGTCTTTGTAAGGCATAAGATCAGGCGGAAATGGTGGCAGGAAGGTAATGGCGCATGGTGGTGGTCGTCTGGGTGTGTCCAGCTTGAGCGGATGCCTTGCGCGTAGCCGCCTGCTGCATCTCTATCAAAGCCTCACGCTGGATGCTGGCCAGATAAGCCGCGCGGAGCCGGTGCAGGGGCCTGTAAATTTCCTCACGGCAGCCCATGAACGGCCTGAGCCATTGTTGCGGCCCCCGATCCAGCCAATTTGTGCGGTTTGAAATGGCACCAATGACCAAATCGTCCGGTGGCACCGCCTGCAACGCCTCGATCAGCGCGGGGTGAGTGATCATCGCAAAATAGTGCGCTCCGGTCTTGGTGTACCATCCTTCGCTTTCCCGGTCGCGGATCTCCAAACACCAAACCCCATCATGCCGCACCAACCAACCGCCGCGGCATCCCCCGATCTCTTCTTTCCGCAGCCCCGCAAACCGCGCTAGAGCCACCGCAAACCACAAAGCCCGTTGATCAGTCAACCCCGCCCAGGCTGCCAACATCTCGGCCTCCTGAAACCCCGCAGGCCGGCGCTTGAGAGTCTGGAGCCATTGCACTGAGCAAGTGTCGGCTGGAATCGTCAGTCCCGCCCGTTCATATCCCGGCCTCAGCTTGGGGATAAACAGCGACACCGCCGCGCGCACCGAAGTGTTGATGCTCGTGTGTGCCGCTCGTCGAATCGACAGATCCACCCGAGGCAACCCCTGTTTGATGGCTTGATACTTCGCCCACAGGTCCGGCCCGAGGTCGTGCAGGTAATAATGCCGCAAATCTTTTCCGGTGACCGCTTGCACCACCTGACGCAAACTCCGGATGTTCAGTTTCTCGGTTGCCATGCCGGCTCGCTTGGCCATCGACTGATAACACGCAACGACATCTTCCAGCGTCCGAGTGGTCGGCCTCGGCTTCCCCGTCTTCAATTCCGCCAGATGAGCGAGGCACAAACGGCGAGCCACGACCTTGTTGAGGGTGCCCGTAAAATAATCAACCCGCCGATGAATCGAGCGCGATCTCATCCGCCACCCTTTCCCCAGTTCCAAAACCAGCGGGTAATTCACCCCCTCAAAAGTCACCACCTCCCGGCTACGCGCAGGTTTTCCGTTGGGCAATCGTTGGGCAATCGGCATACGTCAAACTCTACACAACCCCAACACCAACACAACACCAAATCAACGCCACACTGGGCAATCACCCCAAAAGAGTGGTACCCCCGGAAGGATTCGAACCTTCGACCAAAAGATTAAGAGTCTTCTGAGTTGGATCTAAAAATAAACAGTTTAGCTGGCTTGTGGGCAATGGGTGGGCAGGGGCCGAAACCAGAGCGTGGGGCGGCAGAAGCTCGTAGCAGGTGCCGATGGCGTCCTCATCGTCGTCCCCACAGTGGCGGATCAGACGAGCGGTCGTTAGTTCGTCGAGCGTCTCCCAGAGTGTTTTGTCTGGCGTGAATGCCGTGCCCATCCGCCATTGCATATCGTCTGACGTGAAGCCTCCACAGGGATGTGGCTCGCATTCTAGCGTCAGTTTTTGGAGAGCGGCAAGCATTCTGGCGGCGAACGGAGAAAGCGCCGAATTTGGTTGATTGGTGTTTTGCATAGGGTGTGTCAATTAATGGGGTTGTCAGAGTCGGTTAGCAGAGTGGTGCCATTATTTGTGCGGGTGCCGGAACGCATCGAGGCTGAGCACCAAATCTACGGTGCTGGGATCATCGGCGCGCAGCAACTCTATGAACCGCTCAACGGCGGCGTCTTTCGGCGATAATTTGCGGCCTTCGCGGACGGCCGGTGAATCAGTGAGGCGCACCTGAATAAATTCGGTGACCTCGGGGGGCACGTTGTCGCGCAGGTCGGCGACGAGCCAACCCAGTGCCTGGGTGAGGTCGGGCCGTTGCTGAAACGCAAAGTAGACGGCAGCGCGTTGTTTAAGCGTCAGTCCGCGCTGACCCCTGAAAATAAGGGAGCAAGTGCCGGCATCGATGCTGGTCGCCTCGACGAACTCTTTTTGGGTGTGGCCGGCATCGAGCCAGTATTGCAGAGCGGAAGAAAGGTGAGTGGATGTCATGCTTGGGAAAATACCAAATGAATGAACAAATGCAAATTTATTTCTTGCCAAATTGGGAAAAGACCATTTAATAGGCAAACCCCCAATTTTATTTATGCCTGCCCCTACTCACGCACCGCAACGCCTTGACCCGTCTGCCCACCGGCAGTTTCTCGAACTGCTCATGGCGACGAGCCGCGCGGCCCTGAGCCGCAATCCTCCAGGCCCGACCGTGGCGGTGATCGGTGCCTATCAGGTGCAGTTTGAGGCGGCTCTCGCAAAGATCAGCGCGAGTTTGAGGCGGAAACGCCGGCCGGTGGTGGAGGTGCGGCCAAAGCGGGCGGCTTAATTACCCCATGAACCTCACCCCCTTCACCTACCTCTCCATCTGCTCCGGCATTGAGGCCGCTTCCGTCGCGTGGGAGCCGCTCGGGTGGGTGCCGTGTGGTTTTGCCGAGATTGAAAAATTCCCTTCCGCCGTGCTCGCCCATCACTGGCCGGAGGTTCCTAACCTAGGCGACATGACACAATACCATGAATGGCCAGACACTCTTCGACCTCACCTCATCGTCGGCGGCACCCCCTGCCAAGCCTTCTCCGTTGCCGGACTTCGCAAAGGGCTTGCTGACCCTCGAGGGAACCTCACCCTCACGTTTCTGGCTCTCCTTGCACGCTATCTCCCCGAGTGGCTGGTCTGGGAGAACGTCCCCGGCGTTCTGTCAGACCAAACAGGGGCTTTTGGAGCCTTCCTTGGAGGGCTGGGGGAACTCGGGTATGGGACCGCCTACCGCGTTCTTGACGCTCAATACTTCGGAGTGGCCCAGCGCCGCCGCCGTGTGTTCGTTGTCGGACACCTTGGAGACTGGCGTCGTGCCGCCGCAGTTTTATTTGAGCGCGAGAGCCTGCGCGGGGATCCTGCGCCGAGCCGAGAAAAGAGGCAAGGATCTGCCTACGACCTTGCACCTTGCCTTACAGCAAGTCGCCGAGGGTTTGAGCGCACCGGAGACACCCGAGGACAAGACTGCGTGATCCCCGAAGTCATCACCGCAAGGATGGTCGCCTTCGGTGAATACGAGTGCGACGACTCCGCCTCCACGCTCAAAATGCGTGACTACAAAGACGCGACGGATCTCGTCGCGCACACACTGCGGGGCGAAGGCTTTGACGCAAGCGAGGATGGCACGGGCCGCGGCACGCCACTTGTGCCGATCTCGTTCTACTCAAACGAAAGCTACTGCGACAACATCCAGACAGATGGATCGTCGGTGCCAATCAAAATTGGCAGCGGGGGATCAAGCGGGAATCCTCCCGCCGTAGCCTTCGCCCAAAACACCCGTGACGAACTGAGGGAGATGCAAGTTGTCGGTGCGCTCGCCGCTGAACCGGGCATGAAGCAAACGAGCTACATCCGCCAGCAAATGCAAGTCCGGCGCCTCACCCCTCGGGAGTGCGAGCGGCTCCAAGGGTTTCCTGACGATCACACCCTTGTCCCTTGGCGCGGGAAGACCGCCCCCGATGGCCCCCGCTACAAAGCACTCGGCAACAGCATGGCCGTCCCCGTCATGCGCTGGATCGGCCAACGCATCGCCGACCTCAACCGCGACCACCCCACCACCCCCAACCCCCCAACTTATGAAAAAGACACTGGAACAGCAACTGATGGAATTTTATCACCTCTTGGAACGGCAGGAGCAGATCCGGGGATGGAGGCATGTGCTCCACTGCCTGATAGCGGCGGTGGTCGTGTTCTTCTTCACCTTCTGGATGATCTGGCTCACGGTGAAGGATTGGCCGGTTTACCCGACTGAATAATTGACCCTGACCGCTCTTTTTATGACGCTGAAACCTATTCATATCGTGATCGCCTACCTCGTGGCGCTCGTGCTCAGTTGGAAACTGACGCCGGCGCTTTTGTGGGCTTTGGGCTTGGGAGGGGCGGGGCTGTGATTGACCTCCGAGACATGAGCACACCCGAACTGTGCGCGCTGGTGCGCCGCACCCGCTACACGATCCACGCCGACATCAAATCGGGGCTGCTGCCGGCTCCAGAGCGTCGTGCCGGGTGCAAGGCCAAGTATTTCCGCGCCGACGGCGTGCGCCGTTACCTCAAACACAAATTCCCGGAAATTCTCCGGCCCTTAAAACCCCACACCCAACACCCCGCCTGATGAAACCCCACGGACTAGCATTGATGACGGCCGCCCTAAGCCTGCATCACCTCACCCCAGCGCGCTGCATGACGCAAGCGCGAATCTGCTGGTTGCAGAACAACCCCATGGAAGCCCAGCGCATGCTGATGATGGCGGCTACCGAAGGCGAGCAGTGGAAGCGCCCGAATCAACGCCAGAGGCGGAAGCACAATCGCCAACGCCACGCCGCCGGCGACCGCCGCGCCTTTGTGGCCTAATCCCTTTTCCCTGACCCCTCGGGCACGGTGCCTGAGATCGGGGAGATAAACCAAAACCAAAAAGACAACATCATATGTTCAGAACACTGATCAAATACCTCCAGCTCGGGCTGGAACTCCTCAAAGCCGACCCGGCCGAAAAGGAGCAAATTGAAGCCTTGCAAGCGCAGGTGACCACGCTGAATGCCGAACTGGCAGCAGCACGCACCCAGACCCCAAGCGCCGACGAAACGGAGCAAATCTCCGCTCTTTTGAGCGAGTTTGCCGCCATTGAGGCCGTGAAGCCAGTGCTGGTTGCGGAGCCTCAGCCAGATCCGGCTGATACACCGCCAGAGGAGGCAAGCGCCAGCGAGGGCATGCCGGCCAATGAACCAATGCTGCCCACCGTAGCTGAGGTCGCGCCTGTGACTGAGTAACACCCCTTGGCTCGATGCCGGCGAAATCCGGCTGGCATCGAGCCTCAACCCCAAAACCAAAAATCCAAGACCATGGCTAAAAAAACAATTCCCCCAATGGGGCTCAACATTGCCCACGCGGAGCGTCCCTTTGTGGAGGCTTTGAAACTGTACCAGAATGGCGATGTGCTTGCCGAAGCAAGCGACGAACTGAAAGCCGTAGTGCAGGCGGTGCGTGAAAACGGCGGCAAAGGCGAACTGAAAGTGACCATTTCCGTAGCCGGGCAAGGCAAGGCGGTGGCCATCAAGGTGGATGTCTCCGCCAAGAAGCCAAAGAACCCACGGCCTGCGAGCAAACTGTTCGCGGATGAAAACGGCAGGCTGGGCCAGCACGACCCGGACCAATACCAGATGGACGAAGTGCTGGACGCGGCGCAGGGAAAACCCCCGTTCCCGGCTGAACTCTAATCATTCAATCCGTCAATCTTCAATTTTAAACTCAATTCTATGATCCCCCATTTTGACGAAAATCACGAACTCATCTTGTCCGAATACGGTCAAAACCCGCTAGCGTTGGCTTTGCCTCCTGGGTATGCCGCGAAGGTGTTTATTCCAGAGACTTTGCCAAAGACGCTCCGGCAGTCGGTGAAGGTGGCTGACATCACCGCACTGGAAGCCTACCTGCGCTATTATGTGAAAGGCAACGGCAGCACGCTGGCTGTTTACATCAACAGCAAGGCCAACACCATCACGGCGGTGCTGGATCACACGCCCTCGGGACCAAAAGAACCCGTCAACACCAACAGCCATGTGGCCACACTGGTCTTGGAGTATTCCGACGAGTTTGCACCCTTGGCGGGTGTGCTGGGCAAACCTCAGTTGCAAGCCGAGTTCTTGGACTTCATTGACCAACACGCCTACCTGTTTGTTGAGGCGGCCGCCTTGGTATCGGTGGTCGAGGCATTTCAGCAAATCGAGGTGACGCGGTTCAAGAGTGTGGTCAATCAGGCTAACGGCACCGGCTCCCTGTGCTATGAAACCGACGCCGCCGAAGGTTCGACAGTGGTTCCGCGTTCGCTCTCAATCATGTGTCCGATCTTCCAAGGCCAGCCTGATCACCGGTTGGAGATTACGCTGCGCACCAAGGTTACGGGCGGCAAGGTGGTGTTTACACTGCTTTGCCATGCGCTGACTCAGATCGTAAGGGAGGCGGTGGCAGACGTTGAGCAACGGCTCAATGATTTCAGGGTGGCAGAGGAATTTACCGAGGCGCTGATCGTGCGCGGCGACCCCTCCCTGACCAAGCCTGACGCGCCGAGGATCATCGATGTGGAAACCAAGCCGCTGCCCGTGGGCTTTGGCACCGGTGCCCCGTCCACGGTGAATGCCAGCGCCTCGGGCCGTTAATTGACCCCAACCCAACACCCCGACGCCGGGCGGGTTATCCCGGCACGCCTTTACACATGGCTATTAAAACGACGGACCCGAAACCCGCCACCAAGGGCGGCAGCCAGCACACCAATGGCGAACTGAAATATCAGGTGGCCAAGGCCATCCATGAGACGATGCCCGACGGCAGCCGGAATCCGGTGCCGTTCGATGCCCTGGGTGAATCTGGGCAGGCTGAAATCATCGCCGAGGCGGAAGCGGTGATGCAGGTGATTTCGAAGCAGTTGGTTTTTCCGCTTTGGGTGGATGCCATGCTGCTGGTTCCAACCGTGAAAGCTCACGAGTCCCTGGAGCAAGCCGGCGAGATCCTCACCGGCGCGCCGATGTTCACTTTTACCGATTGGTGCGCATGAAAAAAACACCGCGCACCGCTTTGTTCGTGCCGCTGAAAAAGGAGCATTTCCTTGCCTTTGAAGATGGCTCTAAAACTACTGAATATCGCCCTTTTGGCCCGAGATGGAATCAAAACACCGTGATTCCCGGCCGGGCGGTGGTGTTATCGCTGGGCTACGGGAAAAAGAATCGCCTCATGGCAAGGGTGGCCAGTCTCACAATTCAAAAGGAACCGCCGGACCCTGTGGCGTGGAGGTCGGTTTATGGAGATCGGCGCTGCCTCGTGGCTGCCATTGAAATGGAGAACATCAAACGCCAAGCCTGATGAAAAAAACACCCTTCCGCAAACCCATCAAGCCCGGCCAAGGGCCGACTGAGCACACCGAGCAGGTGGCGCTCATGATCTGGGCGAGATCGAGGGCGCGCACGGTGCCGGCTTGGGGCAATTTGTTTGCCATTCCGAATGGTGGAGCCCGTCACCTGTTAACGGCCAGACGGCTGAAGGCCGAGGGCACGAGCGCCGGCGTTCCTGATTTGTTTTTGGCATGGTGCGCCGGCGGTAGGCCGGGGCTGTTCGTCGAGATGAAGCGCGCCAAGGGCGGGCGAGTGAGCCCTGAGCAAACGGGCTGGCAGGATCGACTCGCGGCGGCTGGCTACGCCGTTTCGGTCTGCCACGGTTTTGATCACGCGAGACGAACAATTGACGCCTACCTCGCTGGCACCTTGGACTCTGCCTGCACCAAATTATGAGAACGCAGCCAAACGACGAACAACTTGAACTGCCCACCGCTAATTCGGCCAGTGATGCGTTCCTCCGCTATCATTATCAGCACCCGTATGTGTACGACGAGCTGGTGCGGATGGCACGCCGGTGGAAGGACAGCGGGAAAGCGCACTGCTCCATCAAGATGCTGTGGGAAGTCCTGAGATATAATTTTGGGGTGACCATCGACAGTGAGGACGGTTTCCGGCTCAACAACAATTACACAAGCCGCTATGCGCGCCTGATCATGGGTCGCGAGGACGATCTCGCCGACCTCTTTGAAACCCGAGAACTGCAAACCCATTAAGCAATGAGCAAAAAGACGGGCATTGGGAATTGGATCATTTTCACCGAGCGCTTTTGGACAAAGCCGAAGGTGCACCGCATGGCGGAACTGCTGAGCCGCGGTTTTGAAACCCTGCCCGGTTTTTCAGGGGCGGTCAGTTTTCAGAACTTGATGCGGCATGTGACGTGCAGCGCGTTGAGTCGCGTGTTTGCCGTGGTGAACGAGCACGCCGACGAGGTGGCCGAGGATAGCCTCGACGCCATCCTTTCCGGGATCGGTGGGGACAATTACCTCGACATGGTAGCCGACATGCCAGGCATCCAAGCCGCGATGGAGGAAGTGGGTTGGGTGGTGCGCGATGCCAAAGAGCGCACGCTGCTCTTCCCTGATTACCTGCGCTACAATCGGCTCAGCAAAGGGCGCGCGCGGCGCGGAAGACCCGGAAACCCTCGCAGCAAGGCGGCCCAGCGCACGCGAGCCCAACGCCAACAACGCCCTGTAACCGCGCCGCCGGTGCCGCCTGCCACTGCTCCCAAGACCGAATACACCGATCAGGTGCCCGGCATCGCTGAGCCCGACAACGAGCCGCCGCGCACGCAACAACTGGAGGCGCTGATGAAACGCATCGATGCACTGAGGCCGGCAAGCTGGGGGAAGGTGCAACATTGGAGCTGTGATGATCGGCACGCGCTGTTGCAAGCCCACGGCACCCTTGATGGCTGTGACAATGCTCAATGGCACCAGTGGGGCCATTTTTTTGAATGGTGCAGCCGGCCAGCGAATCAAGCTCGGTTCCCGGAGGAAACCCGAATCAGCGCCAAGCGCAGTGTCTTTCTGGACCAACTCAGCGCGTACACCGAGCGCGCACGCCAAATTTGGCGCACCGATCCGCCAAAACCCAAACGCACGGCCACCCCTGCTGCACCTCCACCTGACTCCACCGATACCCGCACGGCGGAGGAACGACTGAGGGATTGGCAAAAGATGAAGGGGGAGGCGGCTTAACACACCAACGATTGAAGCTATGCCAGCGCCGTCTCCAGCCCTGCAATCTGACCAAGCGTTTCCGGCGCTTGGCATCAGCGCATTGTTAGGGCACGGCGTTGGTCGCAGGCAGTTGGGACGCCACTGGCACGAGTGCCGTGATGGAGACGACGGAGCGAGGGAGATTTATGATCGGCACTATTCGCGTTATCACTACAAGGACGGGAGAAAGCCAAAACTGTTCGTGGGACCGGGGGAAAAGATGGTGCTTATCACGGAGGCCGGAGACGCGATCTGGTGTTGGCGCAAGTTCAAGGACGCATCCGGCCAGCAAGGAATCAATAACGCGATCTTCCGCAACGAGGGAATCACACTCTCAAGCCTGCTCATCCTGGACGCTGAGGAGTTGGCGTGGAAGCGGTGGCCGGGAGAACGCCTTTACACTTACGTCAAGCCAACGGGCATCCGCAGCACGAACCCCGGCGCGTGCTACAAAAAGGCGGGATGGCGAGTCTGTGGCATCACGAAATGGAACAAACTCGTGATACTGGAGAAGTGCCCTAACGCAAAGGATCAGCCGACCTCTGGGGCATAACCACTATGGACACCGCACTTGAAACCGCGCCCGCCGGAGCGCCAGAATCCGGCATAAGACAGCCAGCCCCAGATGGTCGGCCTGCATCCGATTTGTTTGCCCTTCTGGCGTGTCCGTTTTGCGGGGCGAGACCAATTCAGGATTCACAACTCATTGGCGACGCCTATCGAAAAATCTGCCCGTTTGGGCACGGTGGGGCTGCCGACAATCATCCCTACGGTTGGACGGACAGTCAAAGCGACGCCGCAATGATGAGTGCAATCAAAGACTGGAACGACTGGGCGAACGTCGGTGGTCTGGCAACCCAGCCAGCGCCGCAGGAGCAACGATAACAGTATCGACTAACCCGCTGGCAGGGGTTGCCAGCACCAACCTTGTTCGCCTTTTATGCAACTACCGACACCACCTCAAATCAGTCAAAACAATGAAAATCTCACTGCGGACATTGCCGCTGTCGAGCAATGGGCGCTGCGCAACGATCCCATGTGGGCTAACTGGCAACACTTCGGGGAGCATTCCGAAATGGATCAGCGCGACATCTACCGCATCATTGCAGCCCGCCAACTCGCGGAACGATACCGCCTCCAGAACGAGCTAATCCGACTGGTGGAACTATCGCCAAACCCGCCGCGTCTCTTTGAGGCGAACAGTACGGATCATTAACAAATCGACTAAATATCACGCGCCGGTGCGCGTAAACCTACATTGGGGTAAAATGGGACCATGAATCACGGTGTTGAGATTTTTGATCACGAAGACCGGCGAAAGCACCATTTTTGGAACACTGCGCCAGCGGATCCGTTGCAGGAAGCGCGCGATGCAGGCCGAGCGCATTACAGCCGGGTGACTCGGGGGGTGCTCCATCATCAGAGTTTTTTTCCGGTTGGGAAATTGCACCGGCTGAAAACCATGGAGCGGGTGCCGGCGACCTATCTGCTGTGGGTGATGGAGCAAGCGTGGTCGCGAAAGAGCAAAGAATGGGCACCGGTGATCGATTATGTGGATCGGCACCGGGACATGATTGAGGAACGGGCCGCCAAAGAAGGGCAGGCTTGCAAAAGCCCCCGCGCTGGCGAATAATTGACTCCAACCAACATGGGGCGGAGTCGCATGATGAAAAAGGGATCCATCAAAACCAAACAAAAGACGGCCAAGGCTAAACCCAAGGGGAAGCCGGTGAAACCCGTGAAGGCCGTGAAGGGGAAGCCTGTGCGGCCAGCCAACCAGACCAAGACGGCACCACCGCCGGGATCGGTGGCGTTGGTGAATGGCAAGCACGAGTCGTTTGCTCGAGCCGTGGCGCTTGAAGATCAGGGTCCGGTCAAAGCGTACGCTGAGATTTTTGGCGCGGGAAAGAATGTGCAATCGGTGGCGGCTGCCACGAGTCGGCTGTTAAAAACGGTTAAGGTCCGCGTCGAATTTCTACGCGGCACGGTTACTGCCAAAGTGCAGGAGCGGAGCGTGATCAAGAAAACAGACGCTGTGCTGGCGTTACTGGACACCATGGACATCCCGATCACGGCCGTGGCGCGTGCGGTGGAGAAGGCGCAGACCGAAGGCACTGAGGCCAACCTGACGGCCACCGAACGGCGGGCTCTGTTGCTCTGCTCCGAGACATCGCAGACCATGTTTGGCCCGAAATACAAAATGACGGCGCTGCTGGATCGCTGGCAATTGCTGGGCAAATGGCTGAACTTTGAACGCCAGGAAGTGGAGCTGGGGCCCCAGACGTTGGGCGACATCGCGGCCATGTGGGCCAGCATCCGCCTAGGCCGCGCGTGATCGGTCCTTTATCTTTATGAGAAACATCAATCTACCAAAATCAAAAATATTTGTCCGTTGCGACGCCTTTGGGGGATCAGAAACCGAATGGGAACCTGCGTGGTTAGTGTCGGTGAGGGCCATGCGCAACCGACCGCTGTGTTTCCAGGCATGGGTCGAGCGGGTCGCGGCGTGTTTTGACAAAATCCCTCCGCACTGTGTGTATTGGAGTGTTCCCGAGGACAACCACGCGCCCCTCCCGTTGCATCGGGTGCAGATGTGGGAGTGCCTGAGCGGCTCGATTGAAATGTGGCGCAAGGACCAATTGTCCGACGTGCCGGTGTTAATCAACATGGGGCGAGGGCAGCCGCCAATGACCGGGCACTACTGGTTCACCATCGATTTTTGCCCCGAGGGGCAGGCGCAGGGGCTGGTCGATGTGGGCGACTCAGAATTGCTCCAAGAGCATAAGGAAGGCAATGTTCTGCGCCTTTCCAATGGGCAAATTGGAGTGTATCCGAACAATCGCATCAAGTGGATGCCGTTGTCATTGACTGGCAAAGACGCCGTGGCCGCGATCCCGAACTGGGAGGTCGCGACCAACGAGCAGTGGGATCAATGGTGGGGTGATTCCACTGAAATTTTAGGCGACGCGAAATGGGCGTATTGAGCCTGGGAAACCGACTTTTTGAATAAACCCCCAACCCATAAAATAGAATGAAGGGATTGATAATCATTAAGGAATTGATGCTCATTACCGGCGGCGTCATGGCTGCTTTTGTGATGTTCATCGCATTGTTAACCGTTCCGTCGATTTACCTTGAGGGCGCGGCAAAATCGGATTGGATTCGGCACACGCGCGGCATCGAAATGCCGTGGTATCGAGCCGCGTTTTTAAACATCGAGGTCATGGACATGGACGCAGAGGTGAAGGTTAAACCATGATCCCAGACCCGGTGCCAGACGTGGAATGGCTTGAGCGCACGGCGCTTGACCGGCCGCCGTTGGAAGCCATGGCTGACCCGGTGTGGCGTTTGGCCAACATTTACTGGATCTTTGACAAGGCCGGCAAGAAGACCGTGCGCTTTGTTCCGAAGCCTGAGCAAAGGCGCATTATTTGGGATTTGTTCGTTTTAGGGCTAAAAAACCTCGTCATTCCGAAAGCTAGGCAGATCGGGTTTTCAACGCTGCTCTTTCTCATCGGGCTGGATTTCTGCCTGTTTCAGACGGGAGCCAAGTGCGCGTTGATCGACAAAACCAAGGGCGACGGCACCAAAAAGATGAACGACATGGCCCGTGTGGCTTGGGATCGATTGCCGGCGGGGATGAGGGAGGCGGTCGAGGATTACAAGCTCACTGGTGAAGAGTTTGCGGTCAGGCTACCCACCGAGGCAGCGCACGCGGCCACAAATGGCGAAGAAGACGACACTTGGAGCCGGTTCCGAGTTGAAAAATCGGGCCGAGGTGATGCGCTGACGTTTTTGTGGATTTCAGAGTGGGGAACCATCCAGTTTGATGAGCCGAAGCGGTCCACGGAAATTCTCACGGGGGGGATGGAGGCCGCCGAGGGGAATATCAGAGTGATTGAAACCACTTGGAAGGGCGGAGAGGGTGGGGATGTGTGGACCTTCATCGAGATGGCGCTCAGCAAGGCAGACGCCGACAAAACGCCGGCGGATTGGTTTATCCGCTTTTTCCCGTGGTGGGTCGAAAAGCGTTACACGACGCCCGGAAGTCTGGCTTCCATGAAACCGCGCAATGCGGCCTATCTGGACGAAATGGAAAAGACGATCAGCGAGGCGCTGGGTCGGCATTTCTCGTTCACCGTGGGGCAAAGGCTGTGGTATGACGCCACCGAGCGCCGGCTTGGGTTGCTGGTGAAGCGAGAGTATCCCACGGTGTTATCCGAATGCTGGGAAGCGCCGGTAGAGGGAGCCATTTATGCGGACGCCGTGGCCGTGGCGCTTGCTGAGGGACGGATGCAGGCGGGATTGTATGACCCGCGCTTGCCTGTGTACACAAGCTGGGACTTGGGTGCACCTCAGAACCTTGTTTGCTGGTATTTCCAAATTGCTCGGGGGCGGCTCCGATGGATCGACGTGGACATGAAGCTGATTCTCACGACTCGGGAACGGGTCGAGCGGATGCACGGCAAGGGCTACACCTACGCCAAGCATTTGCTGCCTCACGATGCAGCCAGCACCGGGCCGGGATCTCTCACGTTTCACTCGGACCTCGTGGCTAATGGGCTGGAAAACGTGGTGGTGTGCCCGAGGCCGGCGGATATTGAGCCGGGGATCAACCGCACGCTGACCCTGTTTCCTCACTTCGAGTTTGACCCGGAGACGTGCGCCGATGGCATCAAAGCTCTGAAAGCGTATCATCGGGACGAAAAGACGAACGAGCCGTTGCACGATTGGAGTTCTCACCCGTGCGATGCGATCCGCGTTACGGCGGAAGCTGCGAGCGCCGGATTGATCTCATTGGACTCGGTAGAAATTCCCACCGTCGAGTATGCCCGCTATTTTGACACTGCGGCGCTCGATTTTTACCACGCGCGTGCTGTGCAATGGGTCCAGCGCCTCGAAGTCGGAAAGATCACCAAGGGCCAATACCTCAAGACCGACGCGGCGGACGGGTGGTTGCGCGTCTGGGAAAAGCCATTGGCTGGCCAGAGTTACCTCTTGGCGGCGGTGCCTGGAGTCCGGCCGGCGGTGGGCGTGTGGCGCAATGCGCAGGTGCCTATTCTGAGTTGTGCGCTGATGGCCGACCTGTCGCCGGACATGGATCGACTCGCTAATTACATTGCCCAGATGAGTCGGTGGTATGGGGGCTGCTTGGTCATCCCTGCCATTGACGACGCCAGCGGATTGGTGACGCTCTTGCAACAAGAGGACGCCGGCCCGGTGTGGATGCGAGAGGAAGTGGTCGAGCGCCGGACGCTGAGCCGAGGAGTAATCCCTCGCAAGCCGGGTTATGTGCTCAATGACCTGACCCTTGCGCAACTCTACGCCAGCCTCCGAGCCCGAGTCCGCGAGAGGTCGCTTGAAGTGGGAGCGCAAGAGTTCTTTGATCAGGCGAGTTTTCTCATTGAGGTCGGCAAGGCGCTGCCGGAGCCTGCCCCAGGGCACCATGATGAGTTTGTGCAAATGACGGCTATGGCCGTGCACCACATTGGAGCCGCTACCGAAATGATGGAAGATGCGCCTGTGCCGTCCGTCACGACCGAATGGCTCCAATCGGACCCGGACGGGGTGCACGACTCGGGCAGTTAACTGGTCCTTGCATTTTGGGGGGGGTGCGGAATAATTGACTCCAACCCACCCAGAACTCGCCATGCAAAACCTCGATTTCACCCAGAAAAGCAGCGCTCAGAAAGCCAGAGATCGAGAGTTGTGGGCGAAGCAACGGGGACCAAGCATCCCGCCAGCGCGGCTAGCGAAGATCAACATGATGCGGCAGCAGGCGCAGTTGAACTATAACATGGGCATGGATTTGGACAATCCCGCACCGCCAACCCGAGGTGGTGGCGGTGGAGGTGGGGGAGGAAGGGGCAGGGGCGCGCCGGCGGAGCGAAAGAAGATCAAAGGGTTTGGCGGAGAGCAGGCGGCTGAGAAAGAGGCAGATGATGCCGAAAAGCGGGAGGCAGACTGGAAGGAACGTTTTAACAAGCCCGGCAATGCTGCGTTTGAAGATAAGACGCGAAGACTGGCTGATGCAAAAGAAAATTTGAGTCGGGCTGAAACTGAACTCGAAGCGTTAGAACAAAGAAAATTCGCATTGGAAAACGGAAAAAATCCAGGTCCAACCAAGGGCCTTCTGACTGTCCAAACCGAGCGCGGAGCCGCCGAGTTCCGCCGGCGGAGGCAGGCCGAGCTAGAGCAGGAACAGATGGGAGGTGCGGCCAATCAGGAAACCCTTCAGACAGGTCGCGCGCCGATGCAGGACGGCACCATTTCCACCACCAAGGGGCGCATGGCGTTTCGAAGAGGCCGCCAAGTGGGGTCCAGCACGTTTGCGGCCGCAAGCCGTGGCAACAGACGCTAATTCATAAAACTTTTTTGAATATGTCAACCGGACTGGCCCAGTTAACCAACCACATCGCCTCGCTACAAAGTGAGCGTGCGATGAAAGGCATTGAGCGCGCCGCCAGGGGGCAGCTTGCAGCCGACCCTGCCAAGGCCAAGCGCCGGCGGAAAACCCTCAAAGAGGGAGAAGAAGATCGGGAGGAAATCTACGAACCTCAAGACGTGGAGCAAGGCCCTCAGCGCGGGAACGGTCCTGCGAGTTTTGCGCTGCGAGCGCGCCGCCAACAATATTAAACCCTGCACCTGAGCCGCCATGAGTAAAAGCACAAAACACAAGCCGAAGGATCGCAACAAGGAAATAGCAAAGGCCAATGCAAGGACGGCCGCGCTGGCTGCCCAGTATGCATCCGTGCCGCGCTACAACGTCAACGCGAGTTGGATGCAAGACATGGCGGCCAAGAAGCGCGCCAACGAAAAAGCGATCAACGCCGAAGACTCAAACCTAGCGCAGCGACGGGGAGAGATCGCCAGCCGATACACTGCGGCGGAGGCGGATTCAGATGTGCGCGCGTCCGACGATGCCATTGCGGCCGGCAAAGAAAGCGCGGCGCGCGTGGAGCGCATGATGCAGAGTCGAACCTCCACCGCCGGCGGGGGCTCATTTGGGCGAGCCGCTAGCCGGCGCAGGGTGGTGCTGGGGTCAGCAGCGGGTGGACTGGCTGCGTCCAACATTGCCAGCGCAAACCAGACTCGCAAAACAGGACTGGCAGCCACCCGAGGCGCTGAAATGCAAGCAGCGGAAGGAGCGGCTGCGGCCCGGAAGAACCAAATCGCGCAGGATCAGGAAGCCGAGTACAACAATGTTTTGGTGCGCCGAGGTAACAGTATTAAAGCCGAGCGCCTGCCATCCTTTTTACGCATTTAAACACCGAACACCGGGGCGAAGTCGCGGGTTCAGCGGACACGGCACAAGCCGACGCTGACCCGCGTTTTTGTTTCGAAATGACACACCATGAACACAGGACTTTACCCCCCAGACCAATACAAGCCCGGCAACGACATGAAAGCGTTCGATTGGTCCGGCTATGATCAGGATGACCTACCACTACCCGTCCGCCAGCAGATGGCCAAAGGTCAAAAGCCAGCGTCGCGCTTTCGCAAAGCCAGCCGACCCATGAAGCGCACGCTCAAAAAACGCACCCCATGAACCCCGCACCCGCCATCGCCGCTAGCACGGGGCCCTACCCGCAGGCCCAAGCGTGGAGCGGTGCCCGTAAGGGTGCTCCAAACATTCAATCCGCCCGTTTCCGTCATGCGGCCAAGCGCCGACCCAAACCCTCCAAGCCATGAGTGATCCCGCCAAACCCTCCCGTTTTCGTCAAGCCGCCATCGAGGCTCGTGAGCGAGCCAACGCCTACAAAGAAAAGCGCGAAAGCCGCGAGCGGAAAGACGCCTACGAGGAAAAGCGCCAAACTGCAAAAGCCAAAGAAAGCACCCGCAAAGGGGACAAGCCGGAGAAGAACCCCGAGGTCGCCGGCGGTCAACCGGTGAAATTTTTCACCAACGCACAGGGACAGGTGATCCCGATCACGCCGGCCAGTGGGGGAGATCGAGTCATTAAGACCGGTCCCAGCCTTTACCGAGATCCAAAAGACGGGACGCCCTACAAGATCGACCCCTTAGCACCCTCGGGCTTGCGTAATGCGTGGAACGATGCGCCCGTCACGAGCAAGAACGGCAAACTGGTGCAAAAAATCACCGGCGTGGGTGAGCGCACCCTGGGCGAAGATCCGAAAGCCCAAGCCGCCGCCAAGGCCAAAGAAGAAAAAGCCGCTGAGAAGACAGCCAAGACCACCGCTGAGGCCAGTGCCAAAGCGGAGCAAGACGAAATGACCCGCGCGATCAAAGTGGGACGGGTCGGCGTGGGTGCGAGCAAGCGAGTGGTCGCCGACGCCGACACCCAGTTTGCAAGTCAGACAAAACAAGCGCGCGAGAAATACAACCTTGCGAAAAATGATTTGGATTATGACAAGCAGCAAATCCAACGCTTGGACAAAGCGCTCGATGAGATGACCGATGTTGAGCAGTTGCCTGTGTTCGAAGCGCAAAAGAAGGAGATCGAGGCCACGCTGGCTGCCAAAGAAAAGCGAGCCGCAGAGCTGGACGCCGAGGCACATCGAGCCGCATTGCGCGAAGAGGAGTGGCGGTCCCAAGGCCGCAGCGCAGCCAATCAAGCCATTGGGGCGGAAGAGGATCGCCTCAAACTCATGACCAACACTGGCCGGCGTGAAGCGATCCCTCAGCCCGTGGAGCCGAAGCCCGGCAATGAAGGGTTTCGGCCCATCAGCGATGGCGGTGCACCTCTGCTCATGCCAGGCATGAAGCTAATGCCCAACGGCAGCACGGCGTTGGATGCCCTCGCTGAGGCGGATTCACTAATGCCCAACCTGCAAAAGGTGAGGATCGACCGGGCTGACCAAGCTGAGCGGGATTCGTCCTTGTTTCCTATTCCGGCCGCGTTGCCGGCTCGTGATCTGGCTGGCCAAATGGCACGCCAGACCGCGCGCGAGGTGGGCAAAGCGGACCTGTTTGCCCCCGAGGGGTTCGAGATCACCAAAGATGAAGTCAAAGCCAACGGCCAAACCGTGGCCCGCGTGCACCGGGACGACGATGGAATCCCAGCGCTGGAAATGAAGCGCGGGGCACCGTCGCCCTCGCTCGCGGCTGGCAATCCGTATGATGGAGTGCCGGAGTATGCCGACGTGGCCCCTGAGTTTACCGCCAAGCTCAAAGGGAGCGGAGACGACAAGGCCATTGCTGACGAATGGCGTGCGCGCCGGTGGTCGCCGGAAATGGTGAGCGATGTGATCACTCGCTGGCAAAGCTCCAACGACGCTGAGCGCGGCGAGATCCTTGTCGAGATGCAGCCCGGCATGAACGAGCAGATCGCCAAGTGGATGGCGGACCCCTCTCAGCCCATGCCGCGCCTGAACACCCGTGCCTTGTGGCAGAGTGGACAGATCAGCGCCCAGGAGGGCCGGCAGTTGGAGCGCATTTTTTACGGAGAGGCCCCCGGACCCGGTGAGCCGCGGCAAGCGTGGAATGCGTTCATCAAGGGCGACAGCCTTGAAGCCAAGGCCATCCGCGCGGAAGAAAGCCTCGGGGGCAACCTGCGGAAATACAATGCCGCCATCGATGCGGCTGCTTCCAAGTTCATCGCCGAATATCACGGCCGGAATGCCTCAAGAATTGACTTCGACCCCGGCAAATTTGCCGCGTTTGCCGATACCCTAGCCAAAGATACCAAGGGGTATTACGGCCGCATTGTTGACACATTGGACTCCGCTGCGCAGAGCGGTGTCGGATCATCCCTCGGGGCAATTTATTCACTGGCCATTCGGGCACCGGCCACCGTCGTATCATTGATCGGTCAAGCGGCCGGCGGCCTGAATGTCGATGACGCGGCGGAACTGGGAGGAGTGTCGTACTCGTGGGATGAAATTGATCTCATCCACGGGCAGACCGGCGAAAGCGCCAAGGGCATGCTGAATTTCATTCGTGATCGCGCCACGCTTGATGTCACGGCCCTCTGGAGTGGGGTTGAGGGCAAGAAGCTGACCAAGAGTCTCGATGAACTCACGAAACTGGCCGGCGATGAACAATTGACCCCTGACCAGCGTGTGCGCCTGCGCGCCGACATCCAAAAAACAGCTTTGGCGCTGACAGGAACCGATCCCGATGCAGCGGATTATTTCGACATCGACAACCCTGAGAGCCCGGCGGCGCAGGCGCTCAATGCGTATCAGGCCACCCGAAACCCTGTGTACAAAGATGCCCTGCGCCACGCACTGACCAGCACCCCGCGCGCACGTTACCTTGAAGAAGCGGCCGCAGCCTACGCAAGCGCCAACGGCACCCTGACCGACACAGAAAACTTTGGACGGTTGCAGATGGGGTTTGTGGGTGCGCAAGTGGCACCCGTCCAAGAGCAGGCCGTGGAAGCGCTCAGCGCCGGGGCTCAAGCGGTTGCCAGCAAAGCGCTGATGGGAGCCAAGACCGCCACCCAGAAGGCTATTGCCAGCGGGAAGGCGCTGACGTGGGCCAACCGGGCGACGCTCAAGGCCGAGCAACTGGGCGACTGGTTTTCGACAGTGGGCATGGTCAAAGGCTCCACGCTGCGGAACACCGCTGTGCAAGGTTTAAAAACTGCCGGCGTGTCGTTTGTCAGTGAGGGCATGGAAGGAGCGATCACCTCCATGGGCACCGGTGCCACGGTGGGCGACGTGCTCGATGGTTTTGTGCAGGAAGGTTTAGGGGCTTTGGGCATGGGCCCCGTGATGGCCACCGTGGGCATGGGAGCCGATGCCGTGGCCAAAGGAGCCGCCTACGCGAAAGATAATGCCGCCGTGCGCGGATTTGTGGCGAATTGGAACAAGGACAATCCAACCGATCCGATGACGGCAGCGGACTGGAAACAAGCTCGCGCCTACCTGCCGCCGACCACCAAAGCAACGGCGGAAGAGGTCAAGACCGCACTGGAAACCATTGCTCAGAGTAAAGCCGTGGTCGCGCAGATCGCCAAGAGCCCGGCCTCACCGGCGGCCCTCGCCCAAGTTCAAGCTGCCACCCAAAAGGCGCAAGCCGCCGTCCAAGTGCTGACGGCCGCCACCCAGAAGCAACAAGCCGCCGTTAAAGAAGCAAAGAACATCATGCAGGAGGTCAACGGCATCGCCGATCCAGCGCTGCGTGAGTTTGCCAATGCCGCTGTGCGCGCCGTGAGGGGAATGCCGCTGACCGAGGCCGAAGCCGAAGCCTTGGAACGTGCCGTGGCCGGCGTCGAGCCCGGTCCTGTGGCCCCGCCGCCCGTAAGGGTGGATGCCAAAGGCCAGCCCTTAAAGGATGCGCCCGTGGAGCCCATGCCCGGCATTCCGCTGGCCAAGCGCCAAGCGGATGGCACTTACGTCATCACCGAAGCCGGACTGGCGGCGCTCAATGAAGCCATGCCCAGAACGGGAGCGATGATCTTTCCGCCCGATGAGCAAAGTCAGACGGTGCCCTCACCAACTAGTGCACCAAGCAGTGCACCAAGCGGCGATGCAGACCTTTTAAATGACCAAGAGCGGACCCGATACACGGAACTTTTGGACAAGCGGGCGAAAGGGGTGGCAACCCCGAGTGAACTGCAAGAATTGCGACCTCTTGAAGCGCGCAATAACCGTGAGGTCAATGATTCCGTTAATGAAAATCTGACGCCTGAGCCCGCCGTGGGGGTAGGACAAACGATGTCCGACCCCCAGCAGGTGGCACCTGCGGAAACGCAACAGCCCGTCGAGCCCGTCGAGCCCGTGGAGCCGACGCCGTCACCTGCCAAGGGCGTAGGACAAACAATGTCTGACCCCCAGCAAGCTGAAACACTTTCTGACGAGAATATTGTCGCGGAACCGGTCAGGTCTATTTATGATAGAACGACCCCAGGCCAAGAACGGGATCAAGCAATTGCCAACCGGCGCGCCGCCGCAGTCAGAATTGCAGCAACGCTAAAAAGGGGGGACAAGGTTATTGAGGATGGAGGGGAAGAGTTCACAATTGAAGGTGTTCTTCCGAATGGAAAGGCTTTTGTCGAGGGCTATGGAGAGCCTATTGATATTGCGGCAATACTTGTTCACCAAGAGGTCAAAGATGTAAACGGCAACAAAGTCCAAATCAAACCCGCGTCAATTATTCGTAAACGCGAGAAACCCGCCGAAACGCCCGCGCCGCAGTGGTTCATGGTGCCGATCACGATCACCTCGAAAACGGGAGGTGTTCGGACCATGAACATTCCCGTTCAAGCCTCCACGCCTGAGCAGGCCGCCGAAATGGCGATGAAGAAACCGCAGGTGCGCGCCATGCTGAAGGGTGGAGCCACGGCCACGGTGGGAGACATTGGGCAGCCGGCCGTGAACCAACAGCCGGCCACACCGACCTCTAAAGCCCCGACGCCGGCGCAACCCGCGCCCGAGCCCATGGAGCCAACGGCACCGCCCGAAACGGAAGCCGAGGTGCCTGAGCAGGCGGCCCGTGCGCGCGAGCAAATTCAACCCTTTGCGCGAATGCTGAGGGAGCTGGCTACGGCTTTTGGATACAAGATCGTCGATACCGGTCTGCCGTTCGGGTTTACGGATCGCTACGGGAAATTTCATTCGTTTGGCACCCAAATCATCGACAAAGCCTTTCCCGGCTCTGAAGTGGGTCAGTGGATCGACAAGGTGCAAAACTCCGGCATGGCGGAGGTCATCGAGGCCAACATGTCCGCGCCGTGGTTTCACCGGGTGTGGTTCGGCCACGATCCGCTGGCCAGTGTCGGCGCAGTCATTGACAAGTTCGGGGTGGGGGTTTTGCCTGAGTATGCCGGACAACTCCTCAAAGACAGCCTGACCAAGAGCGGCATTCCCCTGCCCGGTGTGCAATGGCTGGTCCATGCCGGCGTGGTCAGTGACAAAGCCGCCACCGAATGGATGTCGCTAAACATTGGTGAAGCGCTCAGCAGTGGTCTTGCCCTCGTGGGAACCTATCGGCTCTACAAGCGAGCCAAGAACGGCCAAGAGATCGCCACCGGATGGGCTGCCGTGGGCATCCTGTTCAAAATGGTGGGCGGCGTTTTGTCCGCTAATCCCGTGCTCATTCTCTCCGGGATCGCCGATGCCGTCATCGTGGTCGCCGCCAAAAAAGGAACGCTCAAAGCCGGATTCCAAAAAGCTCGTGAACTTGAAAACACTACCCCGCTCAACCGCCGTGATTCTGACGGATCTCAACCAACTGCCGAACCTGGAGCTGGCCGCACTGCTGAAACCGCAACAGGCGGAGACGCTGAGGCGGGCCCTGCAACGGACCCCGCGCCCAATGCACCCGTGCCCGCTAGCGGAGGCCGAGATCAGCAGTCTCGAGCAGGGGGAAGCCGCCCAACTACTCAAACGACTGGCACCCAGCGCGCAAAACCGACTCCTGCAAACAATCCAGAACCTGAGATAACACCCAATGAGCAACCCGACACCCCCGAACCGACCCCACGCAACAACGCTGGAAGCCCAAGCCAAAGCGGGCAGCCTGCCCCCGAAACCGTCCCGCCGGCCAGCGGGGGGCGGGTCACACCGCCCCTAACCCGGAAACTTTGGGACACCGCCGTCGAAGCGGCGCTGGCCCAGTTTGCGGGTCGCCCCAACGCCACGGCTCGGGCTCAAACCGCACTGGCGGTGCTCCGGCGCAGTCTGTCGGCTCGCAAAGGGGCGTTTGATGACATTGAACTCGTCGAGGGCCTGCCCGGCTCTGGCATCCTGACCGAGGGCATGGACCCAGGCGCCGATGGCCGTTACACCCGCGTGGTGTTGAAAGTGGACCTGTCCAGTTGGGTGGCTCAGAACCTGCGCATGGAGGGTGATGTCATCGCTCAGATCGTCAGTCACGAGGTGATTCATGCCATGCAGTTGCGTGAGTTCAGCGTAGACGAAATGCGCGATTTCTGGGGAAGCCTGCCGGCGGATCTTCAGTCGGATGCCTACCAGAGCTACTTCGCCGCCGCCATCGACGATGGGCGCATGGAAGAAGAGCCGGCGGAGTGGTCCGACGAAATAGCCGTGACCATGGGCTTTGAAGCGCAGCGCATGCTGTTTGAAGATCGCCTTTTTGGCCAGAAGATCACCGAAGCCGCTCAGGCGGACCCCGGTCTAAAGCAAAAGCTGGTCGATATGTTCAAGCGGTTGATTAATCGCCTGCGCAACCTGACCGCGACCGATCCGGCGCTCAAAGCGGTGATCGATTGGCACACGGCCCGCGCGGTCGAAGCCCTGCAACGCCTCGGAGTGCAGGTGCCGGGACACCGGAATCCGTCCAGCGCGGTAGGTCGAGAAATGAAGAACACCGGGCAGCGGATCGCCGCCCTGCGGGAATACACCCGCAGACAAGACCCCAACGTGCCCAAGTGGTATGCGATTACCGACAACGGTGTGGTGCTCAGCGCCGATGCGAATGTGTTCAAGGCCCCGTGGGAAGCACGGCGCGCCATGGCCGAGGAAGCACGCCGGTTTGGTCAGTGGCTCGCCTGGGACGCTGGCATTGTGGGCAGCGCCAGTATTCCTGACCCGCTCAATGAGTTCCCGGCATCCATTCCCTACATGGAGCGCATCTGGCTGCCGGCCGATGTGCAGGAGATGGCCGAGAGTCTGGGCTGGGGCTACGACACCGAGCCCAACCCTGATGAAAACTGGTTCCGCGATGACGGTGCCGTGGTCGCCTTTGTGCCACCGGTCGCGCCACCTGACCAACGCACCCCGCAGGTTCGCACCCCGCTACCCGTCGCGACGCTCGTGGAAGGACCGGTTCAAGGTCCGCTTCAAGACACGCTGATTGAGCTACCTGCCAGAGCCCGCACCCTCGAAGGCATGCGCGACGCCGTGCGCGCCCGGATGGATGAACTGGAGGCCATGGACCCAGATGATCTCACCGAGCGCCAGCAGGACGTGTACAATCGCGCTCTGCCACGGTTCGAGGCGCTCTTGGCTAAGATCGAGGCCCGTCTCATGCCGAGCTGGGAGAGAACGGCAGCGCAGGCAGACGCAATGGCACCCCCTGCTGAGACACCCCAAGCCCAGAAAGTCAAAAAGGTCAAAGCCAAGGCACGGGAGAAAGCCGGACTGCCGGCGGAATCACCTCCGCCAGCAGCCGCGCCGGACTCGTCTGTCGTTTTTGACGCCATCAAATCAGCATACCCGTTTAAGGGCACCCAAACCGCAGCGGAGGAGCGCCGTTTCCTGACCAAGGTCAAAGCCGCGTTGAAGCCCCTTGGCATCGCAGGTTGGAAAATTGATTCGGCCGTTGACACCCTCAAGCGCCGGCGCGCGCAGTCCAACAGTGGTCGCCTGTATTATGTGGAGCCCACGGGCTTGCACGCGGAATTGCGGGCCAATGGAGACATTGCGCGCCCGTCAGAAGTCGCACCCGCGCCAACTTCACCGGCCTCAGCACCGACTGCCACCGCAGCGCCGACCGCCGCAGCGCCTGAGCCCACTTTCTCCGCCGAACTCCGGGCCGCGTTTGCGGCTCAGTTTGCGGATTTGATCGATCTCGGCGGATTTGAAAACGAAGTTTCGGCGCTTCAGGCATTGCCGGACAATGCGGACATGGCCGCGATCCAAGCGTCCGCTCCTCAATCGGTCGCCAACGCGGTGGCTGTAGCCGCGTCTCAATCGCGCCCTGAGTTCATGCAATGGCTCGAGCGCACGCTGCCTCATTTGGTGAGGTTTGCCGCGAAAATCTGGAAGAACGCAGCCACCCTGTTGGTGGGGTTGGCCACGGCGTTGATGCCGGTGGGTTCGTCTCCGGCCTCCCTTGCGTCGATTGATCCCGCGACGGTAGCAGCCACTGTTTTGCAAGCCCGCCCCGCGACGTTTGGCACCATGGCTCCATGGGTGACCGGCGTCGAGCTGCCCGAGTCGAAAATTGACACCGTCTCACAGGAAATGCCGGCCGTCATGGTTCCGGCATTCGATGGGGAATCGTCGTTAAATTTAAATCGCCCCGAGATCGATGTCACCCAAATCTCGTTCAAAGGCACACGGGAATTTCAATTTAGACAACTCTCGACTCGGTTAAAGGGACCGGATCAATACGTCAACGCCCCCAAATCTTTGGCCAAATGGCTATTGGGCAGGGGTGACAGCGCCCCGACCACCGCGCTGGCCGCGTTGCTGGGCGAGCATGAAAGCAACAGCCCGAAAGTGGCTGCCATGCTGCGTAGCATGGGCGTCGTGCAAAGTGCCGACACCTTCCCCTGGTGTGCGGCAAGCGTATCCTTCGCGCTCAACCGCACGGGTTCACCGACCCGAGTTCTATCCGCCCGACAATTTCTGTCCGTTGGCAAGCCCACGCAGAACCCCCGATTCGGGGATGTGGTCGTGATGTGGAACAACAACCCTGCGACCGGCGGCAAAACCGGATGGGGCGGGCATGTCGGTTTGTATTTGGATGAAACCGACACCCACATCGCCGTTTTAAATGGGAATGTGAACGACGAGGTGGCAGTCACCTTATTTTCGAAGGAACGGGTGCTGGGGTATCGCCGGGTGGCTGCGCCAGCCGCGGCGAAAAAGACCTTGGCTTTGAACGCACCGGAAGCGGTGGCCTCAGAAGTGTTTGGCCGGCGTCGTTTGCCTCCGGCAAAACTGGCCGGATTCGTTGAGTTGGCTGCAAAAATGGACGCCGAGGGAGTCAATACCCCTGCAATGCTAGCCACGTTTTTGGATACAATGATGCCCAACGGGGCGGCGCGGCCTTTTTCGCAAGCCCTGTGGAATGCCATTGGCGTCGTTAATCAGGAAGCCGTCGAGGCCGCCGGCCGCGTAGATTGGGAGCAGGTTTACAATTCGCCGACCTCAACAGCCCTCGTTTCCGCATTGGCTGCGGATGCGGAACGGGAGCAAGCCGCACAGGTCAATACCGTGCTTACTCAAGAGGCCGTGCGCGCCGCGGCATCGGTGGTTAACACCGAGCCCACTGAAGCCCAGAAAAAGGCAGGGAACTACCAAAAGGGGCACCTGCGCCTGCATGGGCTGGACATCTCGATTGAAAACCCCGCCGGCAGTGAGCGCAGCGGAACGGATCGCGACGGCAAAGCCTGGAGTGTCACGCTGCCGCATCACTATGGCTATCTCAAGCGCACCACGGGCAAAGACGGCGACAACGTGGACGTGTTCATTGGACCCAAGCCCGAAAGCCAGACCGTTTTTGTGGTCGATCAGGTGAAGCAAGGCAATGGCCATTTCGATGAGCACAAGATCATGCTCGGGTTTGAAACCCTCGACGAAGCCCGCGCCGGCTATGAATCCAGCTTCACCCCCGGTTGGAAAGTCGGCCCCGTGTTCGAAACCAGCCTCGACGACCTCAAAGCCTGGCTCGCCGGCGGGGATTTCACGAAGAAGGCCAGTGAGCAGTTTGAGCCGGTCCAGATGGTTGACGAAGCCCAACCCATCATGGGGGAAACCGTCCTTGATAAAGACTGGACAAGCCTCACCGCTGAGGAAGGCCCGCCGCCGCTGGATCGCGAGTTCACAGGTTATGGTCAATGGCGTAGGCAGGTAGCC